ACTGGGCAGGTCGGTACCGCTACGGTTGTCATCGAGGCTGTAGCCTCCGTAACGGGTGTATCCGCCACTGGGCAGGTTGGCACTGCTGCGGTTGCCATCGGGGCCGTAGCATCTCCGACGGGGGTGTTTGCCGTCGGGCAGGTTGGTACGCTTACGGTAATCGGTGGCGCTACGGTCGTACTGACAGGTGTGTCTTGTCTTGGCGTCATTGGCCAAGTGAATGTTTGGGGCCAGATTGATGACGGGCAGGACGCAAACTGGCAGAATATAGACGATGCCCAATCGCCCGTATGGGTGAGTGTGGGTGATACGCAAACAGCGGACTGGCGGCAGATCGCCGCATGACAAGGAGTTAGCACATGCCTACCCAATACACCCCCATTCTTAAAATTGCACTCCCTGTCACGGGGGAGTTATCCGGGACGTGGGGGGATGTCGTAAACGACAACATCACGTCTATGTTTGAGCAGGCTATCGCAGGACTTGCAACGATCAACACATGGACAACCAATTCCCACACCTTGACCACAGCCAACGGGGTTTCTTCAGAATCACGATGCGCCATGCTGCTGGCCCAAGACGGCGCTGGATTGTCGGCGGCTGGAGAGATTATTTGCCCTGCTGCCAGCAAGCTGTATGTCCTCAAGAACGCTAGTTCTTACAGCCTGACCTTGAAGACCTCGGGCGGCACTGGGGTTGCGGTCCCATCCGGTCAGACGGCGTTCCTTTTTTGTGATGGCACTAACGTCAATCCTTGCGTGACCACCATTGTTGACGGTCAAGTTACCGGCAACCTGACGGTCGGCGGCAACACGACGCTTGGTGATGCCACGAGCGACACCATCACGCTGGCGGCGCGGTTTGTTTCCGACCTCCTGCCAGCCACAGACAACGCCCGCGACATCGGTTCTGCATCGAACTCGTGGAAAGACCTGTACCTCGATGGTACGGCGTTCCTGGCGCTTGTGGACATCAACGGCGGCAGTGTCAGTGGCGTGCGGGTTGACCCTCGTGTTTCGAGCACTACGTCTACCGCGTCTGTTACGCCCGACATTGCTTCCTTTGATCAGTATTGCTTTACGGCCCAAGCGGCAACATTGACCATCAACGCCCCCACAGGCACTCCCGTAGATGGGAACAAACTGATTTTCCGTATTCTCGATAACGGCACCCCCCAAACGCTGTCTTGGAATGCTACGTATACCGCGATTGGTGTTGTTCTGCCTACCATCACAACGGCCAGCAAAATGCTGTATGTTGGCTGCATTTACAACGCGGCGAATACTCGCTGGGACGTTGTTGCGGTAACCACGCAGAGCTAATCGGGGGCCATGATGCAGATTGAATTTAGTTTCACACACCCAGTGTTTGGGGCATACCACGACACCCTTAACCTAGCAGATGACCATGCGCTCACAGACGCGGAAATCCAAGCAATGAAGCAACAGCGGTTCGATAACTGGGTTGCCTATGTCGAGGCGGCGGCAACTGCCGGTCCTGCCATCGAATTACCCGCCTCAGAGCCCGAAGTTGATCCGGCTTTTGCAGCGCCAGCGATTGACCTGGGCGTCGAAGAGCACCCACCGCAGGAGTAAGTAATGGCACTCAGATACTGGGTAGGTGGCACGGGTACGTGGGACAACACCTCTACGACAAATTGGTCAACGACATCGGGCGGTGCTGGCGGAGCGTCTGCGCCCACCACGGCGGATGACGCCATCTTCGATGCCAACTCCAACACCGGGACCGATGACTTCACGGTGACGATAGGGACCGGCGCCGCATGTTTGACGATGGTGACGACGGGCATTGACCCCACCAACGCCATGACGGTTGCTGGCACGGGGACACTGATCGTCGCCGGAGCAGCATTCACCCTGACAAACAAGGTGTCCTGGGCCCACACTGGCACCCTGTCCTTTGCATCGACCACGACGGGCACAAAGAACATCACCACTGCCGGGGTGTCACTTGCCTGCGCTGTGAGCATCGCGCCGTCGGCAGCAGCGACCTACAACTTTGTTGACAACTTCACGACCACGGGTACGTTCACGCATATGCGGGGGACGCTGAACAGCACCTCCAGCAATAAGACGCTGACGGTTGCTCGGTTTTTGACCACTGGCACAAGCACAAAAACCATAGCACTTGGCGCGTCTGCTGTGGTCAACATTACGGGCAATGCCGCCACGGTCTTTGACCTTCTCACCGGCACCGGCATTACGTGGACGAGCCCGACGGCGGTTAACCTGACCTATGCGGGCTCTACCGGGACTCGAACCGTTACGCTTACCTCGACTGTTTTTGCCGCACGCAGGCTGAATGTGTCTGCGGGTAGCGACACCTTTACTAGCGTTGCAGGAAATGCTCTCGACACGCTGGATTTCACCGGGTTTACGGGGACTTGGACTCCTGTCAACACCAGTTTGGGTACGCTGACGGTTTCATCTGGGATGACCATAACCGCCACAAGCGGAACCGTCACATTTACCCGAACAGGGACATTTACCACTAATGGAAAAACGATCCCTATTGATGTGACCGTAAACGGGAGTGGCATAACAACCACGGTGTCGGGGGACTTGACTCTTGACCCGGCAGACAGGTTGACACTGACGGCTGGCACTCTTGCTGCTGGTGCGAACAATATATCCGTCGGCAGGTTTCAGTCCAATGGAACGTCAACCCGCGCACTTACACAAAACGTTGGCGCGGCGTTCAATATAACCGGGAATAATGCAACCGTATTTGATTGCACTGTGAGTTTCAGCACAAGCGTGGTTTTTAACTGCACCTACGCGGGTTCGGTTGGGACAAGGCAGGTTAGCTGCGATTCTACGGCGGTTAGCATAAACATAACGGCTGGATCAGATATAGTCTCTACACAAAACGCAACCGCGTTTAAGAGCCTGGACTTTACTGGCTTTTCCGGTACATGGGATGGCAATGACGAGGGTTCTCTCAGCATTACCAACAATCTGACTCTTACTTCAAGCATGTCGATTGTTAATATGGCGTCCACCATTACTCAGGTGGGCACTGGGACTTGGACTACGTATGGGAAGGTGTTTGACGGCGACGTGACACTTGATGCCACTGCGTCGGACACGCTCACGCTTGCGGATTCTTTGACCTTGGGGACAACGCGAACTTTTACGTTGACAGAGGGCACCCTTGCGCTCGGGGCGAATACGCTGTCTGCCGGTCAGTTCTCGTCGTCTGGAACGTTTACCAGGGCCGTCACTCGCTCGTCTGGCAACATCACGATTACTGGAAACGCTGTTACTGTGTTGACGCTGACTGGCCCTGGGGCGACTTATCCATCTGGGCTGGCGTTCAACTGCAACTACGCCAGCAACGTAGGGACGCGGACGTTTAACGTCACGGCGACAGGCCCGGAAATCGACATCTCTGCGGGGTCGGATATCGTGACTTTCACAGCATCCAACAGTGTTGGCGCACTTGATTTCACTGGGTTTAGTGGTACATGGACGAACCGGGGTATTACCCTGAACAGCAACCTCGTTGTTTCGTCAGGCATGACTGTTGGCGCTGGTACAAACACGGTTACGTTTAGCGGCACCGGGGCGATCACGTCAAACGGAAAGACGTTTGACTTCCCCGTCACTATCAGCGGTAGCGGGACTACTACTTTGAACGACGCGCTGACTGTTGGTGCAACCCAGGTCACAACACTGAACCAGGGTACGCTTGCGCTTGGTGCAAATACGCTGACTACCGGCGTGTTTACGTCGTCGAGCAGCCTCACGCGAGCCATCACCCGAACCACCGGAAACATCACGGTTACCGGCAACTCTGCGACTGTGCTTACGATGACTGGCTCTGGGTCAACCTACCCAACAGGACTTGAGGTCGCTTGTAGTTACGCTGGTAGCACTGGCACGCGAACCATCAACACTTCAAGCCCCCCTTCAGAGATCAACATCACTGCGGGTTCTGACACCGTAACATTCACCTCGGGGAACGCGGTCGCGTCGTTAGACTTCACTGGGTTTTCTGGGTTTTGGTCGAACACAACGCTGTCGATCTTTGGTGACTTAACTCTTTCGACAGGTCTAACGACAGGGTTTGGGTCCGGCCCGGTGACGTTTACTGGGAGTGCAGACGCGACTGTTGTGACCAATGGGCGAACGCTTAACTTCCCCGTCACCGTCCAGAAAACCAATCCGGCACAGGTAACCTTCTCCGATGCTTTGACGGTGGTTGATTCGTGGGCGCTCACCCTCCTTACGGGAGGGCTCAGGACAAACAACGGAGCCACGATTGGGCGGTTTGAATCCAACAATACCTCGACTCGCACGCTGGATATGCAGTCAACCACATGGGTGGTGAGCGCTTCGGGCACCTCTTGGAATTGCTCCAACCCCACGTCCTTTTCAGTTGTGAACCCGGGCACCGTGAGCATGACAAGTGCGTCTGCCAAAACTTTTGAAGGGGGCGGTCTGACATGGGGAACGCTTCGCAATGCAGGCGCAGGCGCGTTGAGAATCTTCGGCGCCAACACATTTACAACGATTGAGAACACGGTACAGCCCACGACGTTCACATTCGCTCCTAACATCACCCAGACGGTGACCAATTTCAATGTGAACGGCACTTCTGGAAATCTCGTGACAATCAACTCCTTTACTGCGGGAAGTCGGGCAACCCTCTCAAAAGCAAGCGGGTCTGTCTCTGTTGCGTTCTGCGACATCAAAGACAGCAACGCTACTGGCGGGGCTTCTTGGGTTGCGACCAGCAGCGTTGACTCTGGCAACAACACAGGCTGGAGTTTCGCCATCCCCGGTGGCGGCTCTTTCATCGCATTTTTCATGTGAGGTTGTGGTATGGCAGTTCCTGCGCTTATCGCCCCCCTGCTCGCACAGGGGCTTAACCTGATCGCCAATGCGGCGCTGTCCAAGGGTAAGGAGTGGGTTGAGGAAAAGACCGGCGTCAACCTCGACCAGCCGCTGTCCGCAGAGGACACATTGAAGTTGCGCCAGTACGAAATGGACCACGAGGAAGAACTCTTGCGGTTGCGAGTAGAGGACAAGCGCCTTGATCTGGCCGACGTGCAAAGCGCCCGGGAGATGAACACCCGAATCAACGAAAGTGCTAACGCCACGTGGTTGTCCAAGAACATACCTGCTATCCTTGCGTTGCTGGTCATCGCGGTAGGATTTTTGCTGCTGGGCACAACCCAGGATGCAGATGTGCGTACCGCTGTGGTTGGGCTGATGACGCTGGTACTGGGGTTCTACTTCGGGAGCACGTCGTCAAGTCGGGCGAAAGACGACTCTATCCGTGCATTGAGTGGGGGTAGCAAATGAGTCTTGTTGTTGAACAAGCCGCGTTCCTGCTGGACGTTTGTAAGTTGGTGCAGTACGCCAGCCAGAATGGGTGGGTGGTCACAGGTGGGGAGTTGTTCCGCACAGTCGAGCAACAGACGCTTCATGTCAAAGCAGGTCGTTCGAGGACTATGAACTCCATGCACATGAAACGGTGTGCGGTTGACTTCAACTTCTTCAAAGACGGTAAACTGGTGTGGGACAAGGCCGCGCTGAGCGACATTGGCGCGTACTGGGAATCGCTGAACCCGAAAAATCGGTGGGGTGGCAACTTCCGGTCTTTGGTCGATGTCCCGCATTTTGAACGGAACGTCTGATATGCCACTCAAGAAGATAATCCTCAAACCCGGCGTCAACCGCGAGAACACACGGTACACGAACGAGGGCGGATGGTACGAAAGCGATAAAGTACGTTTTCGTCAGGGTACGCCCGAAAAGATCGGGGGGTGGGAGCGCATCTCTAGTGCTACGTTCCTTGGGGTGTGCCGTTCACTGTGGAACTGGGTGACTCTTGGGGGAGCAAACTTGGTTGGTGTCGGTACCAATCTGAAGTTCTACATCGAGACTGGTGGGGCGTATAAAGACATCACCCCCTTTCGTGATTCGGTTACGTTGACTAACCCGTTTGAAACCACAGACGGCTCCCCGTTCGTAGAGGTTACTGATGCGAACAACGGGTACATTGACGGGGACTTTGTAGCGTTCTACCCCGCAGTCACGTTGAACGGGGTGACGATCTATGGGCAGTATCAACTTACTGTGTCTGGGCCTAGCACATATACGATTGACGTTGGGTCACCCGCTACATCCAGCGGAACCGGGGGTGGGACCGTAGAGGCGCTGTATCAAATCAACATTGGGGCCAGCGTAGTTGTTCCAATCACAGGCTGGGGCGCAGGGGCGTGGGGTGCAGGTACGTGGGGGCTGGGCACTTCTTCCCTGGACACTATGCGGCTGTGGAGTCAGCAAAATTTCGGGGAAGACCTAATCTTTGGTCCGCGTGGGGGTCCCATTTACTATTGGGATGCGTCGATTGGTACCGCCCCTATTACATGCACAGCGACGGTAGCTACACCGACGGTTATCTCTGCACCCACAGCGATTATGGACGGAACGCCAATCCGGTTTGTGCCCGGGGCAAGTGCGACTATGCCTGTTGGGATTACCGCTGGGGATACCTACTACGTCCGCAACGCGTCGGGTAGTACATTTAACATTTCGGCCACGCCGAATGGGGCGCTCATTGCAGTATCTGGGGCGGGTACGGGGGAATTCACGTTATTGCCCAACGCGTACAAGATCAGCGACGTGTCCGGGTCCACTGACGTACCTACCAAACAGAATTTCTTGCTGGTATCCGATATCAGTCGGTTTGTGTTTGCCTTCGGTTGCACAGATTACGGCAGTACGACACTTGACCCGATGCTGATCCGTTGGTGTGACCAGGAAGACCCCTACAACTGGACCCCTGCATCGACTAACCAAGCTGGATTTTTACGCTTGTCCAAAGGCTCTGAGATTATTACTGCAATCCAGTCCCGTCAGGAAGTCTTGGTCTGGACTGATGCCGCACTGTATTCCCTGCAATATGCCGGAGCCCCAGTTGTCTGGGGCGCACAGCTTATGGGGGACAACATTTCTATCGTTGGGCAAAACGCCGTAGCTTACGCTAACGGCGTGTCGTACTGGATGGGTAAAGACAAGTTCTACAAGTACGATGGGCGTACGCAGGCGCTCCGCTGTGATCTACGACGGTATATCTTTGAGGACATCAACACCGCGCAGTACGCGCAAGTGTGCGCCGGAACCAACGAAGGATTTAATGAAATCTGGTGGTTCTACTGCTCCTCCAGTTCTGACGTGGTTGACCGCTATGTGGTCTACAACTACATGGAGGATGTGTGGTACTACGGCACTATGGGGCGCACCGCATGGTTGGATTCCGGCCTACGTACATACCCGCTTGCGGCAACTTACGCTAACAACTTGGTAGACCACGAAAGTGGTGTTGATGACAACACAATGGAAGTTACACAGCCGATTGAGGCATACATAACGTCAGCGGAATTTGACTTGGATGACGGCCACAACTTCATGTTTGTGTGGCGCGTACTGCCCGATATGACGTTTGTAGGTTCTACGACTAGCAGCCCATCGGCTACGATGTATTTGTTGCCCCTGAAGAACTCGGGGTCAGGGTACTCCGTGAACCAAGCCGTGGATGCCAATCACTCGGTGGCCAACGAGAGTTTTGCCAACGTCACCCGTACCGCCGTGTTGCCGGTTGAGCAGTTCACCGGGCAGATTTTCACTCGGGTGCGTGGTCGCCAAATGGCCATGAAGGTTGCATCGGACGGCCTTGGTGTAACGTGGCAGTTAGGTGCCCCTCGTATTGACATGCGCCCGGATGGTCGTCGATGAGTGCACCGATCCTTCAGAAAATCCCGGCTCCTGCCCTCCCGCAAGCGCGGGAGCAGTACGACCGCCCGTATCAGGATCAACTCAACAACGTCCACCGACTGTTCTACAACCGCCTCACGCAGTCGTTCAACAGCCTGATCAGCCCACCGATTGGCACCAACCTGCCCGGAGGTGGCTACCTGTATTACCCGTATGCCGCAGTTCAGCGTACAACTGATGTCGTCTTTACAGCCAACACCCCAACACAAGTCACGTTCGACACGAACGACTTTCTGTCGGCCTGCGCCAACGACGGCACCGACGGCGTTGCCGTAACGGTCGGGGGCATCTACAACTACCAGTTCAGCGCCCAGTTGAAGAATACCGACACCCAGATTCACAGCGCGTGGATTTGGCTGCGAATCAATGGGGTGGACGTGACGGGCACCGGCAGCAAGTTTGACGTGGTTTCCAGCCACGGTGGTATCCCCGGATTTGGGATCGCCGCATGCAACTTCTATGTGCAGTTGGCTCCCGAGGACACCATTGAAATGTGGGCCGCAGTCAGTGATGTGAACGTGACGTTCGACGCTACTGGAGCGCAGACAACCCCCTTCGCAATGCCCGCAATTCCGTCCGTTGTCGCTACACTTACGTTCGTGAGCGCCGTGTAACGTCGCACCATCCAGAGTTGATTCGCGCTGTTCAGTGCGCGATACTATGCGTCCCTTTATTACGAGGTGCACTCATGGACTTTCTTCAACTTTTCAACGGGGTCATCGACAAGGCCAAGCCTGTGACGGCCCCAGACAGCTACGCCCAATCCATGCAAGATCAGTTGGCTGATCTTAATTTGGACAGCCTCGATGTGATGATGGTCGCCATGTACTTTGGCGAAATCTATGGCATTGAGGAAGAGACGATGCAAGAGGGTTTGGCGGGCACCGTGCAGGACTTCCAGCAGTATCTGGAGAAGCACGCCACCCAGAAGCCCGAGTCAGTCGAAGCTGCGCTGGAGCACGTCGGATGATCTACCTCAGCCACTACCGCCACGCCGCTTCCACCCACACCGACCTCATTGAGGACAACCAGTATCCCCAGCGCATCCACTGGTTCCCCGACACCTATGCCAAGGTCAAAACCGGACTGAAGTACCCCGCGCACGAGTTGGCCAACAAGGTGCTTGACCCCGACCTGATTGCGTATATCAGGGAAACCCCCGTACCGGGCAAAACCGGGTTCATTCTGGCCGGGGGGTCTCAGGCATGGGGTGGGTTGCGGGGCCGGGCCGACCCGCCCGAGGACAGCCCGATGACATACCGTCTCAAGCTCCCGTTTGTGGTGCTGTCCAATATCTTCGCAGGGCGTATTGCCAGCCAGTTCGGGGCGATGGATCACGTATCCACCGACGCCTCAGCCTGCGCCAGTAGCCTCAAGGTGCTCATGGACGTGCAGAATCTGATGACCAACTTCGGGTTCGACCGCATGATTGTGCTGGCGCTGGAGGACGTGAACCACACCACGCTGGAGTTCTTTGGGCAGGGTAAAGCCAGTTTGCTTCACAAAGACGAACTGGAGGGGATGAAACCCTCGGCGTTCGATTCCGTGAACCACGGGTTCAACGTGGGGCAAGGTGCCGGGCTGGCGGTCTTTGAGTCTGCACGGGTGGCCAAGAACCCCGCCGCACGCTTTCTCGGGGCTTACACCGCTGCCGAGGATTTCAACAACCCGTTGGGGCAGCGCCCGGATGGTCAAGGATACGTCAAGGCCATCGAAGGGGCATTGGCCGTCGCGGGATTGTCTGCCAACGCAGTGGAAGTTGTTAAGGCCCATGGAACAGGAACATTGTCAAACAACGCCGCTGAACGGGCTGCATTGACGAGTACACTCAAAGACTTCGTGGCAACATCTTACAAGCAGCGAGTAGGGCACACGTTGGCTGCAAGTGGGATTATGGAGACTGGGCTCTTGCTGGATGACATGAAATCAGGCATCATTCCGGGTATACCAAACCGCACAGAACGCGACTCCGTGTTCCTTTCTGACTCGGTTTGTGCACCGTCGGGGGTGATTCTCAGTCTCGCCGCAGGAATGGGTAACGTGTTTTCCGCTGCCCTTTTTTCAACACAGGTCTGATTGGTGCGTGGATGAAAGTCGTAAACAGCAAGCAAAAACAACTTGGCATCAGTGAAATCACGATGCAAGTGCTTGCCAACGCCTACCAAGACAAAAAACTTCCCGAAGGCACGACTCTCCAAGCCGCCATCCTCGCTATGGTGTCGGAGATGTCGATGCCCAGCACCGAAGTGTTGCAGTTCGGCAATACGCTGTACATCGTGCACTACAAGGAAGACGACCCTTCACTGATCTACTTCCGTGCACTGAACCTCGACACAGCAACCAACTTCGTCAACAACCAAGTAGAGTTTTCGGAGTGGGCACGTCGCAAAGGTGTTACTCGGATGGTGTCAGACTGGGCAGACCCCGCAATCAACAAGCTCGCCGAACTTGCTTTCAAGCGCATCCCTGATGCGATGGAGAACGGCAACTTGAAGATCGTTGAGGCCAACGGTAAGTATCGTGCCTACATCAAGATTGGAGCGGCCTGACCATGCCAGTCCTCGCAGTAGTTGGAGGTGTACTCATCGCGGATGAAGTCCTCAACGATGGGCAGATTCGCAAGGATATTGGCAACGCCGTAAGTGACGTTGTTGAGTTCGTCGTCGATGACATCATTGACCCCGTGGTGAATACCGTGGGGGACGTGATCGAAGCCGCGCTGGATGATCCGCTGAAGACGATTGCACAGGTGGCCGCAGTGGCTACCGGCAACGCATGGGCGCTACCCCTCATTGAGGGGGCTGACGTAGCTATCGCCGGGGGAGACCTCAGTGATGTGCTTGAAGCTACTGCCAAAGCCTACGTGGTGCAGGAGGTCGGCTCCCATGTAGGCAAGGCCGCAGGTGCGTATGCAGGTGAAGCCGCAAGCGAGGCCGGGGCGTCCGTCGCCGCGCAGAAGGTCGCCGAGAATGTCGTGGGTGCTGCTGCCGGTAGCGCCGCTGTGGCCGTGGTCACGGGCCAAGACCCCGTGCAGGCTCTTGTGCGTGGTGGCATCAGCGCAGGTGTTCCTGCCCTACTCGGGCAGGTCAATGGGTTTGAGCAATTCGCCAAGCAGAACAAGGTTGCGGCCAACGTCATCTCGGCGGCGGTCTCCTCCGCGCTGACCGGGCAAAACCCCTCCCAAGCCATGGTGCAGTCTCTGATTGCATCTTCTGGTCTTGTGCAGGACGCTATCAAGCAGTTCGACCCTGATGGCACCAAGCTCGACAAAGCGCAAACTGCGATCATCACCGACGTGTTGATGGGCACTGCCACTGCCGCACTGGCTGGTGGTAATCCGTCGAATGTTGTCCGCGCCGCACTGATGAAAGCGGGTTCCAAGGCTCTGGGCGACATGGTGACGGACAAGTTCAAGTCTGCTACATCCGACGCATCGAGTGCGTACGAGAAGGCGCAGACCAAGACCGCCGAGATTGAGAAGAACGAGGCCGCGCAAAGCGATGCTGCTGCCAAGTACAACAACACTCGGGATCAGTTGCAGATTCGTCTCGACGAGCAGAACCGCCTGATCAAAGCTGCTGACGACGCCAAGGCTGCGCTCGAAGCGGACAACACGAACAAGGCCAAGTACGATGCTGCCGTCGCTGCCAAAAAGGCGGCTGATGACTACATCACGGCGCTCAACAAAGACTACGCCGAGACCTTCCGACCACAGCTTGACAAGTACGGCGGTGAACTCGACAAACTCAAGACCTCGCACGCCACGTTGACTGGTGACTATGAGGCGCTGATTCAGTCGTTCGCCACCAAGACGGATACGCTGTCTGCGGAACTTGACCCGCTTCTGTACACAACCAACCGTGCATTCGTTGAAGCTCTCGACCCGAACTTCAATGCCGATCAGTACAAAAAGATCAACGGCCTCGGTGCCGATGTTGATCCGTACGAGCACTACTTGGCCACGGGCCAGACGCAGGGGTTGCTGACCAACGACAAGGACAAGGCGATTGCCGATGAAGCCGCGAAGTTCAAAGCGGCTACTGGTAAAGACCTACCGACCTATGTCGTGGAGCGTGCACGTACGGTGGATAGCGCCAACCGCGATACCGCAGTGAAGACTTATGTCGATGGCACGTTGGCCGACAAGGCCAAGCTGGATGCTACCCGTGATGCGGCAATCAATGCGGTGCTCGACTCGTACAAGCAGGCTGGGTATTCTGACAAGCAGGTTGACTACCTCATCAGTTCGGGTGCCGCAGGTACGTTTGTGAACCAGATCATGAACGAGCAGCGTGGCAGTGTTGAGCAGTTGCGCGACTACGCCCGTGCAGTGTATGAAGAAAAAGGCCCGGACAGCGCCGAGTACAAGGCAGCAGCCCGAAACGCACTGGACGCCATGGCGAACTACGGTGGCTACGGCATCACCAAAGACTCGGCTGGAAACTTTGCCAGCACCGAGGCAGGTAAGTTTGACCCGGACACTCTGGTGCCCGTACAAACCGGGTTCTCTGGCGTTGATCCAGTCACTGGGGTTTTCCGAGTAGAAGTTGTGCTGAACCCCAGCATGAAGCCGCTGTCTGAACTCAGCGATTACAGCGCCCTCTGGTCGTCTGGCCGTTCTGCCAACCCACCGAAGACGGGCGGCAGTTCTGTATTCGGCGACGGCTCCGGTGCGTCGTCTGGCCTGTTTGGTGGCTTGCAGCTTGTTGCCATCGACGATAAGTCGGGCGACACCAGCGCAAAACTCTACGACGCCGGGAACGGCTTCGCGCTGATCGCCTACTCGGATGGCACTGGCCGGGTCATCAATCGCAACACCAACGAAGTCATCTGGCTCGACAACACCGACACCCAGAAGATTCTCAAGGAAGTGCCGCAAACCACGGCACCGTCGTTGACCCCACCCCCGCAGGTGGACACCACCAAACCCCCGCCGACCTACTCGTCCGCAGCCGCGACGATCAGCAATGCCGTCAATGAAGCCATCAACGAGGGTGCAACGACTGCCCCGGCTTCTTCGGGCGGCGGCGCAGCGGCAAGCGGCGGCGGAGCTACATCGGGTGGATACGCGTGGAATAACATCTCAGGCGGCTCTACCACAGGTGGAACTACTACGAGCGGTGGTGGTACGTCGGGTGGCGGTACAACTGGGGGCGACCCCAACGCCGGGGTTACGACCCCCGCGACCACGCTGACTGCCGATCAGCAGGCGGCGTACAACGCCATGACCTCTGGTCAGAAGCTCATCTTCGATCAGTTGCTCAAGCAAAACGTGGACATCAGTACGGCAATTGGCACCGCCCAGAAAGCGACCAACCTGCAACTGGCTGGCCTGTCTGAGCAGACGAAGACGCAGTACAACAACCTGACTGCGGGCCAAAAGGCCATCGTTGATCAGCTTTCGCAGCAGGGTATCGACCTCACGTCGGCCATCATCCGGGCACAGAACGCTACGGGTGAGCAGATTGCTGGTGTGGCCGGGCAAGTTGGCGACCTGTCCAAGCAGGTCACGGGGCTCTCCACCGACCTGCAATCGAAGTACAACTCGCTGACCGCAGGGCAGAAAGACCTTGCCGACCAGCTTGCCAAGCAGGGTGTTGACCTCAACACGGCCATCAGTACCGCCGCCGCTGCCACCGCGCAGGGCTTCGAGAACGTGTATGGTCAGATGTCGGCCAACCAAGCGGCAACTGAGAAAGCCATCGCTGACGCCGCCGCCGCTACGCAGGCCAAGGCCGCTGCCGAGGCCGAAGCCACGCGCAAGGCGCAAGCCGCATCCGCGCTGAAGACCCAGCGTCTTGGCAACATCAACACCCTGATGGGCATGGTCGCACAGGCACCGGATGTCTCGGGGCAACAGGTCACGGTGAAAGCTGCCGATCCGACCAAGATTGGCTACATTTACGACTGGAACAGCATTTTTGCTAACCCGTCGCAGGAAAAGATGTTTGCGTCACCCTACGGCGGCTACGCCAAGGGTGGTGTTGTGGGTGATGACATCTTTGACGCAAACGAAGAACTGCTGAAAATTTTGAGGGGTTGAGATGGATGATTACAGCGACTATGACTGGACTGAATTTGATAATGCCACAAACGACTACATGGCGTCCCGTGCAGACGACTCGTGGTTCTGGGAGTCGATTGGGATTGACCCCTCGACTACCTCGGATTGGAGCAACGCCGACTCCCCCTCGAACGCTGAAATCTTGCAGGAGATCGGGTACGAAGACCCCGGTGTCATCTCTACCGTGTCGAACTTCCTGAAGTCGGCAGGTACAGGTGCGCTGAATTTCCTGAAGGGGCAGTTCACTGACCCCAAGACCGGCGCGGTGAACTGGCGTAACGTCGCCGCCGCAGCAGGTGGTTTGTATGGCGCGTATCAAAGCCAACAAGCCCAGCCCAAGACCGGCTACCAAGGCAAGATTCCCAAGTACGAGGCCGTGCGTGAGACCGTGCAGGGTAGTCAGTACGACCCCAACCGTCGCCCCGGAAGCGGGGGCCAGCGGTATTTCAGCGACATGACATACACCGCCCCCGGCGAAGCAGCTACCACGGCCCGTGCCGCTGCCAAAGAGCAGGCGGCTGGCCTTGCCACCCTGAACCGGGAAAACCCAGCCCGTCAAGCCCCCACCCCTACCCGCGAAGCCGCCGAGCGCGGTGCCGAATCCGACCGTGCACGCGAGGGCACCGACGCATCCAAAGTCATCGAGAAGGTGCCTGTGCCGAAATATGCTCACGGAGGCATCACTGCACTGGCGCAGGGTCGATATTTGGGTGGCGCAACCGATGGCATGGCTGATAAAATTCCCGCACGAATTGATGGGAAACAGGAGGCCAAATTGAGCCACGGTGAGTTCGTCATCCCCGCAGATGTCGTCGGCCACCTCGGCAATGGCAATTCCGAAGCTGGTGCCCAGCGCCTGTACGAGATGATGGACAGGATTCGCAAGGCCCGCACCGGCACGACCAAGCAGGGTAAGCAGGTCAACCCCAACAAATTTCTTCCCTCGTGAGGTAGCGCAATGACAACCCCTTCCGCTTCGACGACTTCCACAGGTTCCGCAGCTACCGGCGTAGGGCAGCAGACTGGTACTGAATCCTCCCTGTCCAACTGGGCAGGCCCATACGTCACTGAGATGCTTGGCCGTGGCCAAGCCCTTGCGGAGCAACCGTACCAAGCCTACACCGGCCCCCTGACGGCAGGCGCATCGGGCACCCAGCAGACTGCGTTCCAAGGCATCGCCGGGTTGACTATCCCGACCGATCAGATGAAGGCGTTCACCCCCACGCAGTTCACTGCCGAGGATGCACAGCGCCTGATGAACCCCTACCTGACCGCAGCCCTCGATCCGCAGATTGAGGAAGCTCGTCGTCAGGCCCAGATCAGCAATCTGAGTAATCGCACTGCGCTGACCAAAGCCGGTGCTTTTGGTGGTGGTCGTGGTGCCCTGATGGAGTCCGAGAACCAGCGCAACATGCTGACCAATCTGGCCAACATCACCGGCCAAGGGTACAAGACTGCCTACGATCAAGCCATGGCCCAGTTCAATCGGGAGCAGGAGCAGGGGCTGCAATCCACTACCGCTGCCCAAAACTTCGGTCTGGCCGCGCTCCAAAAGCAAGCCGACCTCGGCGCACAGGAACGTGCTATCGAACAGGAAGGCATCACTGCCGATCTTGGCCAGTTCAAGGAGGAGCGCGACTACCCGTACAAGCAAGTGCAGTACATGCAGTCGCTTCTCCAAGGTCTGCCGGTTGCCGCGCAAACCTACTCGTACACGCAGCCCAGCGCCCTGTCGCAGATTCTCAGTCAGTCGGGTGGCATCATGGACTTGTACGACCGTTTGTTCAGCGGCAACTCCACTCCTGCCACCACCACACCTTGAGGTAAACCATGCAAATGCCGAACGCACAAGGACTCGCTGGCCTCATGTCTCAGGGCCGTGCACCGCAGATGGCGCAACAGCCGATGCCCTCGCCGATGAAAGCCAGCCCCATGGCGGGTCTCGGTTCGGTCGAAGATCGCGTTGCCGCCTACCGTGGCAACCCCGCACCCCTGCAACAGCGGTATCAGATGTCGCAAGACCTCCTCGACCTACTCGCCCTCCAGAAGATCAAGTCCGAGAAGGATGCAGCCGCACGCCAGATGCAGTTGGCAATGGGTCAGCAGCAGGCCGCACAGGGTATGGAGCCCCAGACCATCGCGCAGCAGCGTGAGAAGGAAGTGCACGACCTGACCAAGGCCGAACTGGCCCAGCAACGTGGTGAGACCGCGCAGCGCCAAGCCGAGCAGCAGCAAGAGAACATGCAGCGTGCCCTGTCGGGTGGTATTGCCCGCGCCCCCGGTGCACAAGCTGCCGCACAACCCACGGCCATGGCCACGGGTGGCATCGTCGCGTTTGCCGGTGAAGAGGGCAGTCTGGTGGGTGAAGAAGACCCCGAGTTTGACGCCGAGGGCAACCCGCGCTCCCGCTCTGAGCGTGAACGGATCATGGCCAAGAACGAGCGCATGCGTGCGCTCAAGTCCAACGCGCAAGGTCTGGGTGCCCTGCGTGGTCAGCGCATGGCTGGGTTCCAAGCTGCTGAATCGGGTATGCCCGAGCGCATGGCTGAGTTCTACAAGCCGCGCCGCCCTGATGTGACGAACGCCGCACAAGCCGTGCAACGCCCCGGTGCTACTCCTGAAAAGATCGTGACCGATGCAACCGCAGCTACGCCACCTGCCGCCCCCGGCGCACCTCGCGTCCCCCCTGCCGCTGAACCCGCACTGTCGGGTATTCCCGGTGCCACGCCGCGTGCTGCACCCGCCGCCCCGGCTACTCCTGCTGCCGCCCCCGGCGCCCCCGCAGGTGGCCTCACCTCGCTGGTGGACAAGACCGCTGAAGGCTTGATGACGCAAGACCCCGCTGCCGTTGATCGCGCCAAGCAGGAGGAAATCCGCAAGCTGTATCAGTTGACCCCCGAACAACGCGCTATCTACGATCAAGGTATCGCGCAGCGCCAAAAGATGTTTGACGAAGCCTACGATCCTGAGCGCCAGCGCCGTGAGGGTCTGAAACAGTACCTGATCGGGGCCGGTGGTCGTCGCTACGGCGAGTTTGCCGGTGGCGCAGGCGCAGCTATGGGCTACGACGAAACGCAACGTCAGGCCAAGCTCAAGGACTTTGAGGCCGTGCAAAAGGCCCGTGAAGGTCTGGTTGGTTTGGAGCGCGAAGGCATCAAGCCCAGTATTGAGGGCGGCTTGACCGCGCTCAAGGAAGCCAGCACTGGCCAGCGTTCCGGTCTGGAAGCTGGCACCCGTCGTGTTGAGGGTGCGCTGGATCGTGACTCGCGTGAGCGCATCTCTCGTGAAGGCAACCGCATCCAAGCCATGATTGCACAGGCAACCCGCGATCAGACGCTGGAGACTCGCCGCCAAGGTTTCTTGGGCGACATCAACAAGACCGAGACCCGTGCACTGAGCGACCTTCAGAAAGGCCCGATTGGCAAAGCCATCGCCGGGCTGGAGCAGATGAAGGCCATGAACCCGAAGGGTTTCGCCAAGGAGCAGCAACAGCAACTCGACGATCTGAACCGTCAGATGCAAGACGCCGAGCAAGTGATCCGTGCACAGATGGATGTGTATCGGGAACAACTGGGTGGCTTCGGCGGTAAAGGCAGTGCAAAATCGGGGTCTTCGATGTCGCCCGAAGACCGGGCGCTCGTGGAGAAATACTCGAAAGGTAAGTGACCATGACTCTCCAAGAAGTGCTGTCCGCCCTGCGCAACGCAGATGCAGCGGGGGATGTCCAAGCGGCGCAACGGCTGGCACAGATTGCAGAGTCCATGCAACAGCCGTCCGCTATGGATCGGCTGCGTGAGTTGCAGCGTAGCCAACGCGAAGCCCGCTTCGCGCCACGCGAGGAACCGGAACCCGAGACCACCGTCGGCGGCAACGTCAAGGAATTCTTCAAGGGCGTAGTGCCCGGTGCCATTGGACTTGCGGAGACCGCAGGAACTGGTATCGCCGCGCTCTTGCCCGAGGAAACCGAGAAGGCCGCACGCGACAAGATCAAAGAGATCGCCGGTATCGCCAAGAAGCCGTTCGAGGCTGGCCGTGGATACGAGGAGTCAGTTGGTCGTAAGCTGGGCGAAGGTCTGGGCTCGACCCTCCCGTTCTTCGCGCTCGGCCCGGCAGGGCTGGCTGGGCGTGTCGGTGCCGCTGGTCTGGGCGTATCCGCTGGCGCTGGCGAAGCCCGTGAAGCCGCCGAATCCAAAGGTGCCACCGCTGAAGAACGCCGCACCGCTACCTTACTGGGTGCACCTACTGGCCTGCTGGACATGTTGGCCCCGAACATTGGCCCGATGAAGAGCATCATCACCACGGCGCTGGCCCGTGGTGGGGTCGAAGGTGCAACCGAAGCCGCGCAGAAGCTGGCACAGAACCTCATCGCCAAGGGCGTGTACGACCCCAACCAGCCAGTGTTGGCCGGTACGGGCGAGGAAGGTGCATACGGTGCAGGTGTTGGGGCGATGGCCAGCCTGATTCTGGACTTGACTCTGGGCCGCAAGGCACGGGTACGCACCACTCCCGGCGAGAAGCCCGACACCGAGACCAGGACCCCCGAGCAACAACTGCTGGGGTACACCGCCGAACCGTTCACCCCCGTGGCATTGCCCGATGGATCGGTCATCACGTCCAAGGCCGAGTACGACCAGTACATCGAATCCAAGGAAGGTGCAGCGGCCCAGCGCAAGGAAGACCTGCGCACTTCTGACCCGTTGGCCGGGCTGTCCGAGTTCGACCGAAACCTCGCTCGCCGGGGTAAGGAAGCGGCGCTCGCCGAGACCTTCCAATCTCAGGAACCCGATCTGTTTGGGGAGATCGTACCCACGCGGGAAGAAGCTACCACGAAGGGTGTCGAAGAACCGACACCCGCACGGGATGAGCGCACCCGCGACATGATCGACGAGATGGAAACGGCCCAGATCAAGGAGATGGAGGAAGCTGACAAGTCGACTGAACAAAATCGCCTGATGGAGGAGGACAAAGCCAAGGCCGAGAAAGAGCGCCTGAAATTTGAGTCCGACCTCGCCGAACTGGATGGTCGCATCAAGGCCAAGGAAGAGAAAACAACTGAGGACAAGCGCCTTGAGTTGTTACTGCCCATTGTCGATTCGGATGTGAGGAACATCCCCAAAGCCTTCGTCCAAACACTCAAGCGTGAAGGGTTCGCCAACCCGAACCTGACCGAGCGTGAGCGTGCACTGATCAACCGTGCCTATGACCTGCGTCTGGCCGGGGAACCCGCACCCGTAACGCCCGAGGTAGAACCGTCGGCACCGGCTGAGAACGCCGCGATGGAAGCCGCCGTGCCTGAGAAGGAGGCACAGCGTGAGCCCGAGCAGATGGGATTCCCCGGTATGGGCAAGCCCAAGGGCAAAGCGCCCGAAGCCTTCTCCGAGGAGGAGTTGGCTGGGCAGGCCGAGAAGCCTTTCACCGGACGGTCGGACGAGGCACCGCGCTCCTACACATCCACTGCACTGTTCCCCACCGTGCTGACGGCCAACGTGCTCGACAAGACCGGATTGCCCAAGCAATCAGGCTTCTACAAGCAACTGCTTGGCATGGACATGTCAGACCAGAACCAATGGCCTGCCATCACCAACATCTTCGGCAAGGTGCGATCCAACGCGAACATCAAGCCTGCCACGAAACAAGCCATCGAGCGTATCGCCATGCAAGCCTTCGGTGGCATGGCCAAGCAACAGGAACTTTTCCCCAAGGGCAAGAAGGGTGCGAAAGCTGAGAAGCCTGCAAAACCGGCGAAGGAGAAACCAAGTGAGCCAGCAGGACGACGTGATCAGGACAAAGGAGATGACAGTGGAGCAACTGGAACTCGCACTGTCGCTCCTGAACCAAGCGTATCTAAACCAGCGGCCACTGAGCGATCTGGTGCTGCCAAGCCAACTGAAGCACCTAAGCCCGCTGGATTGGGAGATCGTGGACAGCCTGTACGTGACGCTGGAAAACGAGAAAAGGTGGAGCCGAGTGCACTGAAGGAAGAACCCAAGGCCGAGGCCAAGAAAGCTGCGCCGAAGGCTGAGGCACCTGCACGCACCAAGGAGACTCCGCAGGGTCGTGGTCTCCCGATCAGTGGTGAGAACGCATACCAAGCTGCCAAGCAGCAGGGTGAGACTGACCACGCCATTCGTACTTTGGCCGCTGATGCCTACCTCAACACCGAGGAGGATTACAGCGTGGCCAAAGCCCAGCGCATGATCAAGGACTTGGAAGACGGCAAGGTGCCTGACCTCAAGTTCGGCAAGAACAACGCCAACGGCCCCGGCACGGGCGGCAAGTACGCCAAGGAGTTCTACGAGTCGCTGGACGACGCCGAGAAGACCAAGTTTCGCAAAGAGTTGCAGGACTTCCTGTACCAAGAAGTCAAGACCAAGCAGTATCTGGATCGCTACAACAAGGCGCAGGAGATTGCGCGTACTGACGTGTCAGGAATTGAAGACGCAGACGCGCTTTACAAAGACATCCGTAACGTGGCCACGGCCCTGCACCCCGAGACTGTTCGCCTGCTCAAGGCTGGTGATCTGGTCGGTGCCCTTCGTCATGTGGCCGGGATGGGTCTGGGTCGCGCCTCGGCAATTGCCGACAAGTTGGCCGCATCACTCGACGGCGTGAAGGTAGAGATCGTCGACTTCAAATCGAAGTCCCCCTCGGGCCTGCTCAAGCAGTTGCTGGAGAAGTACCCTGACGCCAAAACGTCTTCGGGCGTGTTCATCACCACCAAGGGTGGCGAGCGCACGATCCTGCTGGACTCCAACACCGGCATGGACGTGTGGACACTCCTGCACGAGGCCACCCACGGTGCAGTCAACAAGACGCTCGACAACCAGAGCAACCCGTTGACCAAGAAGCTGACCCAACTGTTCGAGGACGTGAAGGGTTCGCTGGACACAGCTTATGGTGCGACCGATGTCAAAGAGTTCGCAGCCGAGGCTTTCAGCAACCCCGAATTCCAGCAGAAGCTGGCCTCGATCAACCCCAAGGGCGAAGCCATCACGGCATGGCAACGTTTCGTGCACGCAGTCAAGAACTACCTGCGCAGCATCATCGGTCTGCCTACCAAGGGTATGGACTCGGCGCTCGACTCAGTGGACTACATGATGGAAGCCATCGTGAACGGCCACAGCGGTGCGACGACCACCCTGCAATCTGCCTCCATGCTCAACAAGGGCTCGGCAGTGTTCAAGGCGCTGGACGAGCGGATCATCAACATGCCCGGCATGGACAATGCGTTCATCGGTGGCATCTACGAGACCATCCGCGAAAAGATTCCGACGCTGACCAAGACCACGCTCCTGCGCAGCCTGCCGCTGAACGCACTGACTGAGGTTGCGGCCAAGGACATCCCGATGGCCCCGAAGCTGGACACGCTGGAGAAGCAATGGGGTGGTGCGATTGACGAGCGCCGCCGTGCAGTCGATGCAACCATGCACCGCATCCACGAGTGGGTCAAGGGCAACCCCGAGAAGGAAGCCAAGCTCAACGACATCATCTCCAAGTCCACGCTGGAAGAAGTTGACCCGAGCAAACCCAAGGCTGACTACAAGGGCAAGCAGACCAAGAGCAACAAGGACAAGCAAGCTGTCTGGGAAGAACTTCAGGCGCAGTGGGAAGAACTCGGCCCCGAGGGCCAGTCGATCTACAAACAGATGCGTGATGCCTACGCCGAATCGCACGAGCGCCTGCTCGATCTGCTGTTCAAGCGCATCGACACATCCGTTACCGACGCCAAGGATGCCAAGGCTCTGAAGGAGGAGGTGTACCAACGCCTCGCCATCAAAGGCCGCATCGAACCCTACTTCCCCCTGATGCGTCAGGGCGACTACTGGGTGACGTTCAACGCCAAGAGCGCCGACGGCCAGCTTGAGTATTACAAGATGGCGTTCCGTACCTCGGTGGAGCGCGACCGCGCCATCCGTGAACTGAAGAACGACCCGAACGTGGAGATGCAGTCGGTGCAGAAGTCTGCGCCCACCGGCAAGCGTGACTACAAGAACGCGCCGCCTACCTCGTTCGTGAACAACATCCTGAAAGTTCTCAAGGCCAACGACGTTGACCCGACTGTGACGGATGAAATCATGCGTGTGTTCCTCGACACTCTGCCCGAGTCGTCGTTCGCGCAATCGTTCCGTGCACGTCTGGGCACGCTGGGCTTTATCACCAACGCCTCGCAGGTGTTCTACTCCAAGTCCATGAGCATGGCACATCAACTGGCCAACCTTGAGTACGGTGCCAAGATGTACGCCCTGCGCGACGAGATGCAAAAGCATGTGGAGGAGAACAACCGCACCGAGCATGCACGTCTGGTGTTCGATACGCTGGATCGTCAGATCAAGTCCATGGTGGCCCCTGACATCCAACCGTGGGCCAAGGTTGCCACGTCCACTGCTTTCGGCTTCACGCTGGGTTTCAACGTGTCGTCCGCATTGGTCAACATGACCCAGTTGCCGATGGTCGTGATGCCGTGGTTGGGCGGCAAGTACGGATTCACCGAGGCCAACAAAGCACTCGGCGCGGCTTCGCGTCTGTTCTTTGGGTCGGGCCTCAAGCGCAAGGCCAAGACCGTGGGTGGCGGCGAGGAAGTCGAACTCAAGGCTGGCTACTCGATGGACAACTACGACTTCGATGCCAAAGACCTGCCGCAGGATGTCAAAGACCTGCGCGAATTGGCCGACCTCGCAAGCCAGTACGGGTTGCTGACCCGTTCGCAGACGAGTGACGTGCTGGAGTCTGGCACCTCGGATTCCCCGCTGGCCAAGGTCAACGCATGGTCTGGCTTCGCGTTCCACCACGGCGAACGCATGAACCGTCAGGTGTCCATGATCGCGGCCTACCGTCTGGAGTTGGATGCGATGCGCAAGGGTGGGAAAGAACTCACCACGGAAGACCGTCAAGCCGCCGCACGCAACGCAATTCAGGTGACTGAACTGCTCAACGGTGGCGCGTCTGCCAACAGTGCCCCCTTGCTGGCTAAGAACTCAATCGGCAAGCTGGTGTTCATGTACAAGCGGTACGGCGTGTCGATGTACTACATGCTGTTCAAGACCACTCGGGATGCCATGATGGCCGAAGACCCCGAGATTCGTGCCGCCGCCAAGCGCCAGATCGCTGGTGTGTACGCCACGTCTGCACTGCTGGCAGGGGTGCAAGGTGTGCCGATGTTCGGTATTGCCGCCGCGCTGTACAACCTGATCCTCAAGGACGACGATGACGACGACTTTGAGACCGCCGCCCGGAAATACATGGGCGAAGGCATGTTCAACGGTGCCCTGAACTACTTCACCGGCACGGCAATCGCCAACCGTATCGGCCTGACCGACCTGCTCTTGCACGATACCGGCTACCGCAACCAAGACAGCGCGGTGCTGAGTTTCCTGCAACTGGCCGGTGGCCCGGTGTACGGCGTGGCCGACCGCCTGACCCGTGGTGCGAAGTTGATCATGGACGGCGAGACCGAGCGGGGTCTGGAGCAGATGGCTCCTGCGGCCTTCGGCAACTTGGCCAAAGGTGCCCGGTTCATGACCGAAGGTGCAAACACCATGCGTGGCGACCCGATCATCGGGGAGATCGGCACTGGGCACTCGCTGGCTCAGATGTTCGGCTTTGCACCCGCAGAGTACATGCGCCAGTTGGAAGTCAACGCCTCGGCCAAGAACATTGAGCGTCGCGTGCTGGACGAGCGTACCAAGCTCCTGAAGAAATACTACGTGGCCACCCGTGCAGGTGACGGTGAAGCCGCCAAGGACTACATGCAGGACTTGATCAAGCTCAACAGCAAGCACCCCGGATTGGTGATGCCCGACACCATCATGCGCTCAATGCAACAACACATGCGTACGTCCGCCACCATGTATCACGGTGTGACTCTGAACAAGTTGATGCGCAATGAGTTGATGCAGCATGCGTCGGAGTACGACAAGGATGTCACCGTCTTCGATGACGAGGACGAATGAAAAAACCCCCGGTGATTAGCCGGGGGTGAATCCTTTGACAGGAGAAACGCGATGGCTGGCCGGGGCCAGCGGTGTGAATCCTATCACAGCACCCTCCAAAAGCGAACCCCCCAGCGGCCTCCCTCGATGCCGATGCGGGAATCCCACACCCAGTCGTTGAACTGGGCGACCTGATTGAACTGCCTCACGCACTCCAATGTGTTGATGCAAGGCACGAACACGGATGCGCCGGGGACAAACTTGTCCCAAGCCACCCGGATGCACACCCCGTCCGGGGCGAGGTCGTCACGCCGAATCCTGCTTTTGGAAGAGCGCGGCGGTTGTAGCCATAGCTTGCTCAGTTTCATCGTCCATGAAGTCCGTGCAGTCAACCACGATCACGTCGGTCGGGGGCAAGTTCATGTGGGTGCCCTTGGACAAACGCATCTTCACCTTGTGGGCTTTGGTGCGTCCGGTCTTGAGGCCATCCACGAACCCGGAGTAGTTGATCTGTTGCTTGCCACACCACTCACGCAGGGGTTTCGGGAGCAGGTACAGGCGCTTGATGTCGTACTCGTACCGGGCCACGAAGGAGTTCCCACGGGGGATGGCCTCGGGTGCAATCAGATGGTCGATGCCGGTAGTCGCCTTCCGGGCGTCATCCGTTGACTTGATACGGAGCATGCTGTTGTAGTGCTCGGCCAAATAATCGGTCAGCACAGCTTCAACGTCGGTGTTCATCTCACGCACCATGCTCTGCGCCGTGGTCATTGCACCGATGGCCCACTTCACAATCGGCTCGACCTTCCAGTCAATCAGCCCTGCCTTCTTTGCCACCATCAAGCCAGTGATGGTGCGGGACACCAATGCAGACCAGAAGCGGTTCTCGGCGGTCAGGCCAGCGGCCAAGTCGATCTTCTTTTGCACCGTCTCAGCCAGTTGCTTGACAGCTTCAAGGTTGGACATCACGTACTGGAGGTACACGATACCGGCGTGGCCAAAGTTTTCTTTGACCTCGGTGGCGAACTGATCGGTCTCGGCCTTGGTGGCGAACTGCACCCGCTCAGCGCGGTACTCCAGAATCCGCTGGGCTTCGGCCTTGGGCAGTGCCTTGTACAGCGAGATGCGTTCGAGCATCGACGTGTTGCCGGTGGTGCCGAACAGGGTCTTCCATGGCTTGCCGCGCACGCGCTCGGTGTTGGCCTTGGCCCCCATGCGGTTGCGTTGCAGACCGCTGGGCAGTTGGTACGCCCAGTCAGACAAGTCCTGCGGCTTGGTGTTGGTCAACTCGTCCATGTAGCATGGCAAGTTCTTGTACACCTCGGCACGGTTCATCTTGGAGTTGAACGTGTCGCGCTCCTGCATCATCAACAGGTCGGGGTCGCCCCAGATAGATGCCCCTGCCAGCATGCCGGTGGTCTTGCCCAGACCCGAGTCTTTGCTGTACAGGTGGAAAGCGGCGGCGTTGATCGGCTGGAACTCCATGAGAGCGGAACCGAAACTGATGCCCACCATGAACTGATGCGCCTCCATGCCCTCACGCTCGTAAAAGCGCATGGTCTCTTTCCACCCTTCGAGCGTGCCCTTGGGTTGGAAGTAGGGGAACAGCCCCACGGTGGCACCGGACGGTGCGTTGACCTCGACGCGATCCTTGTACACGAGCATGTTGCCCAGTGCAAAGGACTCGGCCTTCTCGTCTGACCATCCGAACTGACGCCGGGCTTCCTCGGCCTCGGTCGTGAACTGTAACTCGTTAACCCATCGCATTGTGTACTCCATCAAGTCGGCCACGTTGAGCACGGCAACACCTTGCATGGCAAGGTACTTGCGGAACTCGTCCTTGGAACCGACAGCAGTCAATGGGAGCGTGAACTCCCGAACGCCATCCTTGGGCAGGTGCAAACGCATCACCAGCGACTCACCCAACTCGGGGTCTTTCAGGCGGCGCACCACGTACAGGTCATTGAAGTAGACCAGCTTGTCCTTGGAGGCTTCTTCATCCACGTTGCCTTCTTCGTCGGTGACTTGTTTGCCACGCTTGAAGACACCACCAGTCTTGCCACGGAAGAACGGGGTCGGGTACTTGGGGATGATGTATTGGATTGGCACCGCATCGGTCACGCCGAGCGGCTTCTGCACAACGATGTTGTCCTCCTCGGCGGCTTCCTCGACCTCGCGGCCCAAGGAAATCGGCGACTTGATCTTGCCCCAGTGGGGGCACGACGGACACACGCCAGCTTTGTATTCGTTGAATCGTTCGCACAGGTACGGGCCTTTGATCAGACTCACTTTTTCTTCGGTGGCCTCGTGCGAATAGTCGGGGTGCTTCTCCGAGATTTTGTGAACGGCTTTGCCGCCATCAACACAGAACTTCGCAACAGACAGTGCGGCACGCCACACAGGTTCAGACATGTCTGCCTGATTGGCCACAGCGTCGCCGAGTTGAGCGCAACCCTTACCGGCCACGGTCTTCATCATGATGGTCTTGAACCGGCTGATGAAACTACCCGACAGGGCTTGCATCAGTGCATCCTGCTCACGGGGCACGTACTTGCGTGCACCCGTGAAGATGCTGCCTTCGTCCACCACGTCGCCGAGGATGCTGGAGAAAGCCGTGCAGTCCACAGCATCACCGACTTCACCGACGATCAACACCTCAGAGGGCGGCGTGTCTTTGTGGTTGTGAGTGCCCGGCACGCGCAGGACTCGGGCGGCGTCAGCCGTCACCACGGGGTCGGCAAACAAGCCGTTCTTCTTGCACAGCACCTTCAGCTTGTCAGCAATCGGTTGCCATACGTCACGCGACACCGGAGCCGTCAGCCGCCAGTACACGTGGATGCCACGACCTGAGTTGATCAGGGTCGGGCGTGGAAGTTGCACGCGCTTGCAGAACGAGCGCAGTGCAGTTAACGCATCACTTTGCGATGCGTACTCTTTGGTTGGCCCACAGTCGAGGTCGAGGAAAAATGCCCTGAGTTGTTTTACGTTGTTCGCTTCACGAGAACCAGCCTCGTCGAATGTTCCCAATGCAAAGTAGGCATCGTACCCCTCAGCATCCAAGCTGTGCGCCGCATGGATCAGTGCGTCAATCGTGGGGTAGAACTTCTGCACCTTGGACTTGTCGGCAATCCGATTCGCCCATACGCAATAGCTACCCTCGTCTCCCAGCACCGAACCCAGAAATGTTTTTGTGTCCATAGCCGCCGTTCGTTTGGTGTTGAGAGGGAAAACTGAAAAAGAAGGGGTGGGGAGCGACCCCACCCCAAGCCGAAAAATCAGTCGTCCCACTCTCCAACGATGTCGGACAGATCAGACTTCTCGGCGGGTTCTGCGGCGGCAGATTTCTTCACGACCTTGGTAGGTTCGGCAACTTCTTCAGCTTCCACCTTCTCAGCCTTGGGCTCGGCTTTCGGCTCGGCCTTGGGCTCGGCCTTGGGCTCAGACTTGATGGCGTTCTTGGCGGCAGGTTTGTCGTCCTCACCCTCGGCGCGATCCATCTGGCTCACGGTCATCGTGATGGCCTTGACGGTATCGGGGTGGTCACGCAGTGCCAACACAGTGCGCAGTTCGCCTTCGTTGAGCGGACGAATCGGCTTGAACACCAGCTTCATCTGTGCGGTAGGGTCGAACTTCATCTCGGTCACGACACTGATGACGTGCGTGTTGTGGGCCTTCAGGTAACGACCGTAGGCTTGCAGTGGCATCTTCTGGCCGTCTGCGTCCCCGAACACGGAGGTAGCAGGCAGGTTCAGTTGGTACACGTTCTCGTCCACACCAGTATCGCTGGCGAGTGCAATCGCAACACGCTGGGCGTAGCGGCAGGCACGGCCCTCACCGTTAGATGCGGAGCCCTTGATGTTCTGAGGGCAGTCCTTGCAGAACTTGGCTTGGCGCTGATCCTCAGGCACAGCGGCATCGGGGGACTGGGTGTCGCTCGACCAGCACACGGGCTTGGACTTCTGGCCCTTGACGTAGGTGCCAGCGTAGAAGGTGCGGGACACGGGGGCGGCGTTGATGATCACCACCTGCATCGAGCGTTCTTCGGACACACGCACGGCCTTGCCACCGACGATTTCGGTGAACACGTTGTTCTCAAGGCTGATGCGCTTGTTGCCACCGGAGCCAGCAATCTTGCTGGTCAGGTCATCTTCAAGTCCTTGCAGAAGGGCAAGGGCGGCACCGGAATGGTTGCCAAACAGGGTCATTTCATTAGACATGGTTGTCTTCCTTTTTCAGTTTACGAGTTGAAATCCAGTTGACGATGGACTTGGCCTTCCAGCCAATCCAAACGCCGATGATCAGTGCGAGGCCCATGGCGACGAGAACGTCACCGCGACCCGCAAAAATGCCGACGGTGCTCACTTCGCACCAACAGCTTTGGGCAGGGGGAACGGAACTTCCAGCGTGCTGGCGCACGACCCGTCCTGCATCTTGCCGGGGTGCTTGGCCCAGTTGTCGGTGGGCGACACCATCACACAGCCTTGGGTGCTGGAGACAGTGCTACACATGACAGTGGCCTTCTCGACTTGCAGGTTCTTCGTCTTGCCTTCCTCGCGGTCGGTTCGCATGAACACCACCTCGGCCCAGCCATCGCCTTGTGGGCAGGTGGACGAGTGCGTGGTATCGGCTTTGACGATGGTTTCCCAGCCAGCAATGCGGGGGTTTTGGCGTTGGTACTCGGCGGCAGACGCACCAGCGTTGGCACGGCCTTGAGCACGTTGCTCCTCGACGGTTTGGAACGAGAAGGCTTTGTCCTTGGCGACACTGCCCTTGTCCTTCATGGTCTGTTCGACCGGCTCGTTCTTGCCGCATGCGGCGAGGGTGGCGATCATGACGCCAGCAATCAAGAGTTTTGTTTTCATCGCGTTCTTCCTGTTATCAGACATCGCTGTCCGGGTTCAAATCCAGTTCCAGTTGGACTGGGGCTTCTTCGGCTTCCACTTTCGGCTCGGGCTTCTCAGGCTCGTCCTTGGGTGCGGCGGTCAGTGCATTGACAACCTTGGTCACGTTGAATCGGTAGGTGTTGCCCACCTTGATGTACGTTTCCTTGGGGATCAAGCCCTGTCGCACCCATGCACGAACTGTCGAAACCGAGACCGTGAAGTGCTTGGCCAAATCTTCAATGGGCACAAACGGCTCGTTCATTACTTCCTCCGAACGGTGATGGTGTACTCGCTGTCCACGTTGAGGCCGGGGGGTAGCAAGTCAGGGTAGGACTCCAGAAACTGCTTGGTGTTGCCTTGGTGAAGGCGCTTCTCCAGCAGTTCGGGGACGTTGTTTTCGACGACGAACCTGCCCATGGACTCCCAGTCGTTTGTCCAGTAGCGGGTCGTGACGCCTCGATAGAACAGCCCTTCGGCGGTTCGCACCGACTCTACATTGTGTTCCTTGCAGTGTTCCAACAGCGCGGCCTTGATCTTGACCATCTGTTCCTTGAGCGCCTTCTCCTCGGCCTCGAAAGCCGCCTTGATTTCGCCCAGCTTGCCGTTCATCTTCAGGTACACCTTGACCAGCTTCTCGACTGGTACTGCGGGTTTGGTTTCCTCTGTCATCGCGTTCTCCTGTTGTTGGGGTGTTCAGTATAGTGGCGTTTTCTCCGTTATGCAAGCAAATCTTTGTAAAGATCGACAATTTTTGAGTGAACGTCGATTTTGTTATCCAATAAGTTGTAAACGTGTCTTTCTACACTGGAGCCTTCGAGTTGAACCACTGTCGAGGGGTGGCGCTGGCCGCTTCGGTGCACCCGTGCGTTGGCCTGTGCGTAGGTCTCAAGGCTGGAAGTCGGCCCCCACCAGACCACCGTGTTGGCGGCTGTCAGGGTCACACCGTGTGCGGCAGACTGCGGCTGGATCACCAGCACCCTCGGCTCGGGGTCGTTCTGGAACGCCCGGAAGATGTCAGCACGCTTGCCAGCGGGTACGTCCCCGCTGATCACCTCGTTGGTGTAGCCATCCTCGGTCAGCTTCTGGGACAGGATGCTGATCACGTGCTTGAACGGGACGAAGATCAGCACCTTCTGGCTGGACTCCTCGATGACCTCGGTGAGCACGCTGTACCGTTTGCTGATGTCGAACTCAAGAGTCTCGCCCGTGTCGGAGTACACCGCACCGCATGCGATCTGGAGCAGCTTGGACATGGCCACGGCGGCGTTGACTGCGGTAATTTCTTCCCCTGCGGCCTGCATCACCATGCGCTTCTTGAGCAGGTCGTAATACTTCTGCTGTTGCTTGGTCAACTCGACCGTGCGTTTAACGTAGGTCATCTCGGGCAGGTCAAGGCACTCGTCCTTGGTGTACCGGATGGCCGGTTGCAGGGCGTTGAACACCGTGGACGTGGCCGTTTCCTTGGGAATCCAGCGGTAGTTGGACACCTTGTACATCACCATGTCCTTGAAGGACGAGAAGTAACTGGGCACGCCCTTGGGGTTGACCAGCTTGGCGAGGCCGTAGGCATCGAGTGGGGACTGGGCGGCAGGGGTGCCGGTCATCATCCAGAGCCACGTGTCGGGCTTGAGCAGGGAGTTGAGCACCTTCCAGCGTTTTGTCTGGGCGTTCTTGTAGGCGTTGGCCTCATCCACCACGATCAGATCAAAGCCGCCCCGTGCGATGTCATCGGCGACGATTTCCACACCGTCATAGTTGATGATCACGAACTCGGCAGGGCCGTTGATCACGGCGCGGCGCTTGTCCTTGGCACCGTAGGCGATGTCCACGTTGCGGTGCATGGCGAACTTGAACAAGTCAGCACGCCACGCTGAATCCATGATGGATAGGGGGCAGATCACCAGCACACGACGCACCTTGCCAGCCTTCATCAGGTAGTCAGCGGCCCAGATCACAGAGCCAGTCTTGCCGGTGCCTTGCTCGTTGAGGCAGAACGCACGACGGTTCATCGTGAGGAACGCCGCAGTGGTGCGTTGGTGGTCGAAGGGGCGGTGTTGGCCGGGCCAGTCGTAGCGCCCGATGATGGGTGAGGGGACGTTCTTGATGCGCAGGTTCTTGAGCACCTGAGCCTCGTCCAAGCCCCAGTGCACAACGACTTCATTCCCCGGCAACTCCTTGCTCTTGGGGATCACGGTCGTAATCTGTTGAGGGTTGCGCACCTTCAACAAGAGTGCCTTGTTGTCTATGATTTTCATCGGTTCTCCGCAGACGGACTAACGGCGTGAAACGGGTCTCCGCATCACGCTCGTTGTCGTCGAATTTTTAATGTAGCCGGTTGCCCGGCTGTGGTCAAGAGGGTTTTTTACCACCCGGTTCGCGCACGCTGTGACCATTGCGTGCACGGTTCTTGGCAGGGGTCTGGAGCCGCAGGCCGGTCTTGTTTGACCCACCCTTGGATAACATCTTTACGTGGTCGATGTCCTTGCCCTCGCGCTTGTCGGCCTTGCCGTTGCCGTTCTTGTCGGCCCCGGTTTTGTCCATGGCTCGGCGTGCACGCTGGCGCTCCATCCGGTCAGCGAGTTCACCCCGCTTCTTCTGCATATCGTACTCGTGCTTGTACGGTCGCGGTGACTTGGTATAGGGCATGGTGGCTCCTCAGAATCGGTTCAACGATTCCGCAAGTTTACTCTTGACGTGGCTCACAAGGGAACCATCTGACATGACAGCGTTGATGAATATGTTGCGCACGATGCGTTGGATGTCCCTGACGTTGTTGGTGTCATAGGCACGCTCAATCTCCCGCGCCTCCCAGTTGTTGCTGGGGGTCAGGGCACGGCTCAGTGCAATCATCACCCGCTTGTCCACCTCCCGCTCCATCATCAGAGCGAGGGTGGCTGTGTCTTGGTCGGGTAGGGTTTGGTCGGTCATTCGACTCGCTCCTTGTACTCGCGTTTCGGTGTGTATGGGAACGTAATAGGCTGTGCGCTATCACTGCTCGTGAAGTACGACTTGTGGCGTTCGCCAGTTTCCTTGTCGGTGTACCAGTCCCAGAACACGATAGCTTCACCGTCATACGCTTGCCCACCGAAACGGTCAGCTTGCTTGAACACGTGACTACACCGTTTGTTCTGCATACAGTAGCCGTGGTCGATCCATTCCCAATCCTCCCCAGTCAGGGGCACCAGCGGCTCAAAGCTGGCCAGCGTCTTGAACATATTGATGGTGTACGGGGCCGTCGTGCCCGAGTGCCCCTCATTGGAGAACAAATCCAACAGTGCAAGGACGTGGTTACAAATCGCTCCCTGCATCTCATCCTTAAACTTGCCGTTCTCGTCCGTCCAACCAGCGGCTCGGAACTCCATCAGTGCATGGGTTTTTAAGTTGCTCATCACGCTCTCCCGTTGTGTGGGCATGCCATCACAACACAATGTTTCTTGCACAGGCCCGAGGTGCGGGGGTTCCACACGCCGGTCTCGTACGCCATCTTCATCTTGGCGTAGTCGGTCAGCCACTTCTGCCACAAACCCGGCTCGTCGTCGATGGTGTACTCGGCCTTGGGGAAGGCGTTGGCGATGACGAACAGCAAGCCAGCTTTCACCCGCTTGACCTGCGGGAAGTGCTTGAACACGGCCAGTGCCATCAACTCAAGCTGGCCCTTGTCTGCGTACTTGGCACTCTTGCCGGTCTTGTAGTCGAGCACGAACGCTGTGTCACCCCGTAAGATGATCAGGTCAGCGATGCCACGCCACCACACCGCCGGGTCTTTGAACCCGCACGGCTCAAGGTTCTCGGTCAGGCCCATCTCGTACTCGCATAGCTTCTCACCCTCCATGGCCTTGAGTTTGTCGAGCGACGCCTTGGCGTAGTTGAACTCGGGCGGCAGGGGCGTGCCATCACGGATGTAGAACTCGGCGGCTTCGTGAAAGCGCGTGCCGTAGATCAGGTGGTCGGCGTTCTGGTCTTCCTGAAAGTCCTTGGCGACCTTGAGGTGGTAGAACTTCTTGGGGCATTGGTCGAACGTCTTGATGGACGAGAACGACCACGCTGGGATTTTGATGTTGCTCATAGAAACCATTTCTTAAAGTGATACCACGCGAGGCAGGCGATGGTGAACCATACACCGAACAGCGCGATGTACAGATACGCCATCGCCCAGCGACCGGCTTTTTCTCCTTCAGTCATCATCTTCCTCCATTGCTTCCTGAATCAGTTGGGCCTTCACGATGTCAAGGCATCCGAGAGCGGTGGGTAACACCATGGTCTCGTCGTACTTGTGGATGACTGCAAGCAATTCATCCACCAACCCCTCGTACCCCCACTGCTTACCACATCCGGGGCAATGCACTCGGTCTTTTTGTAGGTTAAACAGTTGATTACCGCAGGATTGGCACTCCCAAACACTTGAGCCCGGTGTGGGGGACACGTCGAACTTGTTGCGCCCCCGCATACTCCCACACTCGGGACACTCGAACTCAGTCGTGCCCGGCTTCCACACTGATGCCCACTCGTGGTTACACCCCATGCAAAAAAGGTGGCCGCTGATATGCGGCTCCAGTTCTTCCTTGGCCTTTTGAAAGTCAATGATGTTGCTCACAGTGACTTCCCTTCAGGTGCAAGCGCCGCCATCGCCTGTGCTTGGACACCCACCGGGGTCAGCGGGGCTTGCTTGGCAAGGTTCTGCGCATACAACGGATTTACATCGTTGCTACCCACGATCAACCCAATACCTTGTCCAAGTTTGTCCTTGCGCCTTTGCGCAAGCTGAAGGCACGTTAACATCGCAACCTTCTCCTCCTCAGAGTACAACTCGCCGGAACTCTCGGCGATGATGTCGTGGATAACTTCATCCAGCGCCTCGGTCTTGTCCTTGCGGCGCAGGTCATCCCAACTCTTGCGTGCCCACTCGGTGAACACCTTAGCCGCTTCGTTGGCATCGCCCTCGAACTTCACGGTGCCTTCGTTGAAATCGAATCGCCCCACTTCCTTGCCACCCGGCCCGTGGAAGATGATGTTGTGGTTGATGTTGCCGTCGGTGCGGATGGCCAACCCCGAGATGTCCGTGACTGCACTGGGCACCGCTTGTCCAATCGCGGTATTGAGGCTTGCGCCAAGTCCGAATGTTGTTGGGTGTTCGCTCATTTGAAAATCTCCTTCGGGTTGATAAGGCTGTTCCACCGCACCTGTGCGGCTTCGTCCACAATCACGTGGGTTGCGCTCTTACCAGACAGCATGGCCTGATCCATCGCGGTGCGGTAGATCACGTTGCTTTGCTTCATCGACTCCTGCATCACCTGCTGGTACAGGGAATCCTGCATCACCTGCTGGTACAGGGACTCTTGCTGGCGCTTGTATGCGATACGTTCTTCTTCCTCGCGGCGCTTGGCGTTCTCCGAACGCATCTCCTTCAACCGCTCGACGGCGGTCAGGATGGCGACTCGCTCCTCCTCGGTGTAGGTCGGCGCGTTGGCTTCTTCCATGCACTCAACGATGCACCGCTCCAGTGCCCGCGCCTCGGCTTGCTTGATGGCGGACGTTACGTGCAAGGCGTCGTCGTACCGGCGCGTGTCGCGCTCTTGGATAAGTTGTTTGCGCAGACTGTCAATCTCTTTTTGCAGGTGCGCGTGTGGGTTGTGTGCCATCAGCAGTCTCCGTAAGATTTACCCATGCCAGATTCGCAGTTCACTGGTAGACCCTTTGCCCAGTCGGGCACCCAGCGCATGCACTCCTCGACGTACTTCTGCGCTTCCTCGGCGTCGCACTCGCGTACGCACACGGCGATGGCGTCATGCACAGTCAGCACCACCTTGTACCGCTTGGCGATGCGAAGCATCTGCTCGGCGATGATGCAACGTGCGATGGCTTGACACACGTTCTCGATGACCTTGCCACCATAGATGCGGGTGCGGCCCTTGCGGGTCTGGTAGTGGAACTCGACACCCTTGTCGGTCTGGTCGAACTTCAGGTCGTCGTAGCGCATCAGCAACCCAGAGGGCAACTTGATCGCGCTCTCCTCGGGCACCAACTCAAGTACGCCCGCACGACCCAGCGGAGCGTTGTCGCCCCGTGACAAGTTCACCAGCGCGTTCTGAGCCTGACGCCACAGTCGTGTGATGGCATCGTTGGTGCGGCGGTAAATGTCGATGATGCGTCGGGCTTCGTCCAGATCAACCTCGACACCGAACGTCTTGAGTTGGGCTTGGAACTTCGCGGCACCCATGCCGTAGCCAGCACCGAGAATTGTGGTCTTACCCACAAAGCGTTGGTCTTTGCTGACATCTTCCTCGGCGATGGCGTAGATGGCGCTCGCCATCTTCTTGTACACGTCCTTGCCCAAAGCAAACGCTTCGACCAGATCGTCCTGCTCGGCAAGCCACGCCAGCACACGGGCTTCGATCTGCGCAGAGTCAGCGTCGATGATCACGTATCCGGGCGGTGCAACGATGGCCTTCTTGAGTTGGTTCGCGTTGGCCCCACGGCTCGGCAGGTTCTGGAGGTTGATCTTGTCGTCGCCACCGAATCGCCCAGTGTGGGCGGCGTAGTAGCGGATCGGCACAGGCAGTGCACCACGCGATGCAATCTCCATGAACCGCTGGGTGCGGGTCTCCTCAAGTGTTGACTTCGTACCAAGCCGTGCGGCAACGATGGCCTGCACACGGTAGTCATCGTGCTCCAGCAGAGCCTTGAAGTCCTCGTCGTTCTTGGCGAACGCATAGGTCTGGTTGCCCGTGGTCGGGCTGATCTTCATGGGCGGCGACACACCGAACGACTGGAGCAGGGCGGCAAACTTCTGGTTGCTCATAAGGTCTTCCTTCTCCACACCACAAGATGTAAGCAGGTCTTCCTTCTTCATCTGCACCGTGCGCAGGTGTCCCTCCAGCAGTTGCTTGTCCAGTTCAAGGATCGGCTCGATGAACATGCGCAGGGTGAGGTCAATCACCTTGAGTTCCTGCTTGGGGAACTTGCGTGCCATCTTGTTGAAAAGTTTGTATGTGAGGTTCACGTCGTTGATGCAGTAGTCACCGTAGCGTGACAGGTCGGTCTCGCTGAAGTTGTGTCGGCGCTTGCCGATGGCGTTCAGAACTTCCGTCCCCTTCTCGCCGAGACCATATCGTTCAGCCAGTGCTTTGAGGCTACCGCCCACCTCCACACCGTGCAGAGCACGGCCCATGCAAAGAGTGTCGAGCCAAACACGAGGATGAACCCCGAAATGCCAAGCCAGAATAGCGCCGTCAAACAAGGTGTTATGAGCCAGTACAGCAGAGTCTGCCCAGTTGAACGACGTGCGGAGCCATTGCTTGAGTTCTTCATGCGTGCCACTTGCCCACTGGGTTTCTTCGTTGTTGACCTTCACGCCGATGCCGATGACCTCGAACTGGGGACTTCGGATGTATTCCTCGGTCGTGATCTTCGACAGCGAGAAGTCGCGGTCGTAGTACGTTTCAAAGTCGATGGTGATCAAATCCATGTCTCACCCCCAGTCATCTCGTCGAGCTTCTTCTTGTAGTGCCAGTACTTGCCAGCATCAGGGCTGTCCTTCTTGCCTTGGCGCATCGCATACTTCACCATGTTTCCTTTTAAGAACCCACGGAATTCCTCCGGGGTCAGCAGGGCTTGCATGACCGCCCACGGTTGCGGGTCAAGGTCTTTGTAGTGGGAGCCACCCACCTGTACGTCATCGGCTTTCGTCACTTCCATCATCGTCACTCCATCTTTGTCAATGCGGGGGTCAAAACATGCGCACCCCCGTTCTGCGCATCCTCGATCGGCAATCAAAACGGTGCCTCCTCTATTTCGTCAATCGTTGCACTCGATAACTCGTGCGCGTGCAACCGGCCCCACTTCTTGAGTTCTGCGGGGGGCACCGTCCCAAAGGGCCAGCTTGGATACGGTAAGGACGCGTTCCACTTCGGCTTGGAATCGGTGCAAGTCTGCCCGTGACTGGGCAAGTTCTTTTTCGAGTCGTTCATTGCGTGCTCTCATTAAGCGGTTCTCTGTCTCAAGTTCTGCAACCATCAAATCCAATTCTCTTTCTTGCTTGTTCATGCCACCCACTCCTGTCCAAGCACACACCATGTGACTTGTTCTGATTCAAGTATGTGATGCCCACGCACCACTTCGCTGAAGGGTTGCCCCATCCGGTAATAGGCATCCTCGTTAAAGGCCACCAGCGTTTCATTCGCGTCCAGTTCGACAAGTACATGTCGCTTGCCGTTCTTCAGTTCTCTCCGGTCTTTGACCTTCATGTCTTCTCCTTCGCTATCACACGTTTGTAGTGTGCGATGTTGTTCTTCAGTGCACGTGGGTCACTGCTGTTCTTCGTGACTATCTGCGGTTCTTTGAACTCGGCGAACCAGACCTTGAAGTGTGAACCGCTGCGCGGCTCACATGCAACTACGTGAAAGCCAGCACGCTCGTACTCCTTGACTTGTTCTCGCAGGACACGTGGGACGTTCATTTCATTCTCCCGGCCAAGATGTCGGGTAAGTAGGCTTGCAAACCTGCCAACCCACCGATGCGAACACCGTTGACGAAAATCTGCGGCATCTGACGAGCTTCGGGGTATTCGGCAAAAAGCCATGCAAATTCGGCTTTGTGCAGTTCTGGTTCGTAAGTAATGAAACTCAACCCTTTGTTGAACAGAAGCTGTTTGGCTCCCTCGCAGTTGGGACAGTTGCTCTTGGTGTACATAACGATGTTCATTGCTTTGCTTTCGGTTCCAACCACAGCGTCACCATGCGCGTGGTTCTGTTGATCTGACGACGGATACTCACCTTGTCTTGGAGGCCACGGAACTTCACGAACCGTTGCATCGCACGGCGCAGGACTTCAAAGCCTTCTTCCGTGGACTCGATGCCGCTCTTGAACTCCAGCAGTTTCTCAAACTCGGCGTCGTACTTCGTTTGCCCCTTGCGGGGCATGGCCACCTTGGGTAGTGGGACTTCTTTCATGGGCACCTTTCCTGTGAAAGGATTTTGGGGGGATGCCCAATTTGTGCGGGGTTGCATGTTCATACCTTCTCCATAATGGGCCGCATCTTGCGTGCCCGGTACTCTGCGTCCACGATCTTGAACGCCTTCTCCATGTCTTTGATGGTGATGACATCCATCTGGGCATCATGCAGTTCCATCAATGTGTTCAGCGCGTTCATCTCCTCCGAGCGGAGAATGAACCGGCCTGTCTCAGCGCCTCTCCGTCCAACGGCGTACAGCGCATCCGAGCCATGCTTGACAACATCTTTGTACTCGGTGCCAAAGCCCATGCGAAACAGCGCCTCGCAAATGTTGGACATGGCAATGAGTGCGTCGATGTCAGAGCGTACAGCTTGGCCCGTGGTCAGTGCAGTCATGGCACCGTGGTTCTTGATCTTGAGGTCGATCAGAAACTGGGCATGCTCGGCCACCGGGGTCATACTCTCCATCACGTACGCAATGGGGTTCATGATCAGCCCCTTGGGGCGGTACTTACTGCGCTTTCTCATGCGTTCTTCTCCCGCAGCTTGGCTTCGATGGCTCGGGCTGTATCCATGTGGGTCAGCCGCTTGTCCCAGTTCAACGCAAGCAAAACATCCATGCGTTCTTCCTCCGTCAGCCCCACGAACGGCTTGCTTGCTGGTGGGGATGTGTCTGTCAACCCTTCCCAAGTTCCCGCATCATTGTTCCAGCGCCATTCAGTGATTGGAATCCACGCCCCCGGCTCCTGCTGTGCTGGCTGCTCGGCCTGTGCTTCGCGGATGGCGGCTCTTGCCCGCAGAACTTCCTGCCGGTCTTTCGCCAGTGGCGTGGTTGCCACTTCCAACGCCTCCAGCGCCAGCTTCAGCGCCTCGTCTTTCTTGCTCATTGTGTTTCTCCTGTGATGCCGTAGGCGGCTTCGATGGCTTTGGCAATACGGCTCAAACCGTGCTCAATAATCAGCGCGGCGAAGATGATGGAGATTCCTGTCATGCGTTCTTCTCCCGCAGCTTGGCTTCGGTAGCGGCCACAAGAGCCACAGGCGCATCTCTGTACTTTTTCACAAGCGCAGCCATTTCTTCCGCTGACAACTCCGCCCACGGCTTGCTTGCTGGTGGGGATGTGAAATTGCGGCTGTCTTCAATGACAAGAATGGTGTCGGCATCGGCCCCGCACGATTCCAGCATCACTTCACACACTCGCCCAAACACACGGTGATACTCATCATCTTCGCCGGTAGAAACATCCATGCTGACTTCCATGCCAACGATCTTGTTGTGCCACGCCACCGGCTCCTGCTGCTGCGCTGGTGGGGATGTGAAGAGTGGCAAAGACCAGCCAGCGCACGGCGTATCGGAATACGTCAATGCGCCTGTGCCGTTTCGCACCTTGCCAGTTGCCGGGTCGATGACCTTCGGGTTGATGCAAAGCACCGGTTCCTGCTTCTGTGCCTCCACAAACCCGTACTGGCGCAAGACGGCGTGGTAATCGTCACCAGCCCGGATAGCATCAGCCATTGCGTCGAACACTTTGGCTGGGCCGCCCAATGAGTTTTTTTCGGCGTATTGCTTTGCCAAGGCCTCGCGCATCATGTCGTAGGCTGTGCCACGGCTCACGCCCAAGGCTCCAGCGATCAGGTCTGGGATGTCTGTGCTCATGTGTTTCCTTTCGTGATTCCGTGAGCGGCTTCGATGGCTCTGGCAAGTGCGATAGCCTTGTCTGTCGCGTTCTCAAAACAAGACCCTGCAATTTCTGGCGTCTCGTAAATTCGCTCAATCTGCTCTTTCGTCAGCGGCTTGCTTGCTGGTGGGGATGTGTAGAGACTGGCTCCGTCTGGAATGCGCTGCCATCCCAAATAGTTTAGCCATCGAAAACCATCACGCTGTTTGTAATCCACCTTCGCCACCGGCTCCTGCTGCTCTCGCAACTCCGTTGCTGGTGCTGGCTTCGTACAGTCTGGGCAAAGGCAGATGATGTGTCTGCGCTCGTCGCCGCCAGTTAGCGGCTCCTGCTGCTGTGCTTTCAGGTCAGCCAACTCGGAGCGCAAGCGGCCTGTCTCAAGCCATAGTTCGTCGGCTGTTCTTCCACTGATAGCGTGAACAGAAGGCTCCTCCTGTGCTGGCTGTGGGGATGTGTCATCAAGCCACTCAAGCAGGTCGGAATAAATCCAGTCAGCCATTGCATGAGGCCCAAAATTGCGCTCGAAATTCTGCTTTGCTTCAAGCAGCTTTTGCGGCACCGGCTTGCTTGGCTGTGCTGGCTGCTCGGCCAGTGCTTCGCGGATGGCTTTTTGTGCCAACTTAGCCACAGGGAATGGCATCGCCTCGTCAATCTGTTTCAACGCCTCCAGCGCCAGCTTCAGCGCCTCTTGTGTCTTGCTCATATCACGCCCCAAACATCCGTGCCATCAGCCGTTCGTACCACGGCGTCTTGATGCCGAGCAGTGCTCGTTGCAACATCTCAGCGTGCACACCCATGTCCACTACGCGGCGGGGTGGGGTGTACATGCACCCGATCTTGATCTTGCCCGTGTCGTACGGGGTTACAGTGTTGTGAGCCATGCTGTTACTCCATCCATGTTTTCTTCGTTGACGACCCACACTGCCCCGCCCTGTGCGGCAATGGCGTCGATGTTCTTTTGTTGCAGGGCGGTGGGCTTGTTCTTGCCAGCTTTGCACTCGATGGCAAAGAACTTACCCTTGTAGCAACCAACGATGTCGGGGACACCGCTGGCTCCGTAGCCACCCGTTACCGGGTAGAAGTAGTACGCCTTGAGCATCTTGAGTTGTGCAACCACACGACTCTTGACTCGGCTTTCCGGTGTTGCGGCCATGTCAGCCCCGCAGTGCACGCATCAGGTTGCGGAAGCGTTCCTTCACACGTTGCCACGGGGTCGGCGGCTCGATCATGGTGATCGGGAACACAGGCTCACCTTCGGCGCGTACAGGCGCTTGGCCATATTGGTTGCGAATGTCTTCCATCGTGGGGTGGCCAACCTTGTATGGCAGGGCGTTGATCGGGGGGTCAACGGGGATGGTGTTGATGCCAGTTCCCGCACGCACTTTGCGCTTGCGCTTGGGCGGCGCACCGATACCCTCGGCTGGCGCAGGGGTCGGCTTACCGATAGCCCCGAGGCCGCGCTCCTTGTTGATCTGGTAGCGGATGTTGTAGACAGCTTGTGGCTTGATGCCCAGCTTCTCGATGATGGCCTTGTTGGTATGGCCTTGGTCGATCATGCGACGCACCTTCTCAGCGGTGCTCAGTTTGCGTTTCATTGCGTTCTCCAGTTTTCACATACGTCAAGCGGACGTAGACGCACTCGGTGCGAACACCCAGTAAACATGTGCTGATATACGACGGCCAACACCATCAACCGAATTGGTTGGTGGCGAGGGTGACATCATGTTCAGTACAGCAAGTCGTTCCTTTACCCAGTCGGGTAGATCGTCGATCCGATCATAGTGTCCCTCCAGTACGGAGTCAACACTTTCGAGGCCAAAGCAAACGACATCCACACCATCAGGGAACACACTGATTCGGTATGTGTTGTCATCGTGCATTGGGTCAGTCACGTCGTGCATGTGCATGAGCATGAGTCCACCCGACGCGATGTACGAGTCCTTGCGCTTGATGTGCGCAATCGCCGCAGGGCGCTCCTGCCACTGATGCCCCCCGCTCAGGAATATCTTGCGCACCGTCTTGTCAGGCGGCTCGTTCGGATACCAATTCGCAGGGTCAACGTGGTTCATCATTGAAAGGTAGGCGTCAACATGGTGGTCGGCGATGGGTATGCCCTTCTTGGCAATCGCCTCCACTGCTTGCAACTCAGACAGAGATACAGTGTGCCGCCTCATGCCCATAGCCTTCTTGATGTTGTCCCGGTTGAACAGACTCATTTCAGCACCCAGTAGGAAGTCGGTGACGCCTTGTGGCCCAGCCCCTCGACGAACGTGCCGTTGTCCAGCATGGACAGTGCGGCCAGTCGGGATGCAAGGTTCTCGTCCACGGTATCCAACTCCTCGGCCTTGAACGTCTTGTGAGAACCTATACTGCGACCTGTCGCTTTCTTGACATCAAGCACTGTGATGACATCGAACACTTGCTCACCCATGTACTCGCGCACCTGCACGTAGTACCCGTGGTGTTGCTGATTGTTCTTCTCGATGGCCGCTTGCATCTTCACAACATACTCCTTTACTGCTGTACCAAACGCTGGGTCGTTGAACTGATAGCCACGCTCGACCATGCCACTCAGTTCTGTAAAGAAAGATGTGTGGTCAACCACTTCGCGCTTGGCATTACCGCACTCGGTCGATGCTGTCCACGCGGGACTGCGCACCTCCAAGCCAAAGTCCTCGACACGCATGCCAGCAATCTCCTGCACGGTGTACCGGCGCAACGTCTTCTTCACGTTGGCTACCGCACGTGGCAGATACTCGGCCATCAACATGAAGTGCTGTTCACGGTCCTCATTGAACTTCTCGTTCCTGATGTTGCGTGAGTACACGGCGTACTTGCTACTGCCACCGTCCCGCACGGAGTAATCGGCGTAGCCCAGTCGCATGGTGGCGAACTCGTCACCGGGAAAGTACGCCCATATCTCGCTGATGACTTGGAACCCCTCGATCCACTGCGCCTTGCCGTTGCTCTCGACGGCGAACCGCACACCACGTGCAATCTTGCTCACCTCGGCGCACAGGTTGGCCAGTGCTCTGTGCACGGGCACGCCCTCAATCATGCGGGTATGCGCCGCACGGATGCGCTCACGATATTCATCAGTCGTGCTGATATGGTCAGCGTAGTAGTCCACCGCACGCTGGTGTTCGGCTTGTAGCTTGGCTACCGTCTTGTGGCTGAAACTCATGTTCACTTCTCCTCGATCTTGTAGAACCCGAGTGCCTTGTTCATCACTCGGTTGTACGTTGCCTTGATCTGGCGCACGTCGTCCTGCGACTCGATGGCACGCTGACCACCGATGTCAGAGATAACGTAAGCGGCCACGGCCACACGCATGGGATGATCTTCTTGTGTGACCACCTCACGCATGAAGTCAGTCGGGAACGACGATGTGTTGCGAATCCAGCCGGGCATGCCACGGCCTTGCTCTTTGCCCCAGTCCACGATCAGGTTGCGGTACTCGGACTTGCCCGACCACGACACATCCAGCATCGGAGCCACTGCGGCGCAGTAGTTGTAGAACGCATCGAGCTTGTCACGCCATTGTTTCTTGAGTTCTTTATCCACGACATTCACCTCTACTTTCAACTTGTCACCGACACGTGTGAACGTGCCATCACCATTCACACGGAACATCAGATAGATGTCGTCCGCACGCAGTACCTTCGTACCTGCCACCGGTTCGATGCGGGTCTTGGACTTGGGCAGGATGAAATCCTCCGCGACGGCTTTGCCCGGCTCTCGTGCACGTACATAGTGCTTGCCCTGCTGGGTGTAATGAAAGCGCATCATGTCGGGCAAGTTGTACGTGAGGAAGTTGTAGCGCGTGACGCTCTGCCCCGAGTTGGTGTGATTGCGTATACGGATGAAGTCACCGTCCTCGCGCCGCATCCACACGATAGGGGCCATGGTGTTCTCCAACTCGTGCATCACGGGGTCAGAGTTACCCCACATGCAGTTGCCGCAGTTGCCATCGAGCAGGGCGTAGGTGTTCGCGTCGATCTTCTTGATGCGCTCCCACTTGCGGTTGCGATCACCGATAGGTCGCACGTCATCGGACAGCGTGTGGTTCTTGCTCACGAGGGGCTTGGTGCGGTCGTACCACGACACCACTTGGTCGAATGTGTTGAATCTCATTTGGTTTCTCCGTTGGTTGGTTTGCGATAGGTTGTCTTGCTTCCATTGAGGTGATACACGTGGCAGACCGGCTTACCTTCGGGGGTAAACATGTCACCGTACTCCTCCGGGCTCTTGTTGTAGACCATCGGTGCGTCAGTGCCAACGTCGTCACTCCGTTGGCGATACCATCGGTCGCCACAGCACGAACAGTCACGGCCATCGTCGCACCCGTTGAAGTAGATGCCGATGTCTTGTGCACGCTCGTTGGCTTCTTCTGGCGTGTAGGCTTCGATGATCACGTGGTGGGCCACGCTCTCGTCGATATGAAAGCTACCCCCGCTGTTGTTCTGCGAGTAATGAAAATACTTCGGTAGCTTCGGTGCCTCGTCCTTGGCCGGGGCCGGGGTGTGTTCGACCACGTTCATTTCATTTCTCCTGTTGGTTAGTTACTTCGCGCATCCCAAAGTGTTTGACTTGATCGGCACGGATGCACAACGTGTCGCTGTCGTTCCACAGGGTCAGATAACCCGTGGCTTTCATTTCCTTGACGAGGTGGGGCACCACACTGGGCGATGCCTTGACCATGAAGTCTTGGGTCGTGCCATCCATGAACGTAATCTGTGCGATGGAATAGCTTGGGGACAATCGTTTCGTGCCCGGTGTGTCGTAGTCGGGCAAATCCCACGGATCGGCGGATATACGCTTCGGTTGTGATTGATACATTGCCATGTCACTCTCCAAACTTGAACTCAGTGTCGTCACCCTTGGTGGCGATCACTTGACGCAGTTGATCACGCAGGTTGTCGTCTTGCACGAGGCGCTTGACGAACAACGACGCACCCATGAGCATGCGGCCACGGTCACGCGATTCATTGCGCCACTGCCACGCTACGGCGGTTGCGGCCACAGCCCACAGGAACAGGAACATCTCACCGTAAGTCATCTCAAACATGGTGTGCTCCTTATCGTGCGTCGATGTACGCGACCAACTCGGCGATGTCGCGTTCGAGTTTCTTGATGGCGGCAGACAACTTGGTGCTCTTGGCACGGATGGCCTTGAGTTTGTCCACTTCCCCCTCCAGCTTGGCGATGTGACGGAACACCTGCGCGTCGTCCATGGTGGATGCGTCAGTGCCAGCGATGAATGTCTTGGTTTCAATGTTTGCGTTGCTCATGATTTCTTCCTTGGTTGTGGTGGGTTGTGTTTTGAATTTGTTGCGGTCGTAGGTATACGCACACATACCGGCGTCGTACCTCGCCCATCCTTGCTCACTCAGCTTGGCTACCACCGATGCCCACGATCTACCCATCTCGTCACAGATGGCGGCAAACGGTTTATCGGTGTGGAACCAAAGTTGTTTGAGCGTGTCGTAGTGTTCGGATGTCCACCGAACACCGTGGTTAGAACGACCCTGCGGATGTGGGTCATCCCGTAAGGTGGTCTGGTAGAGGATTTCCATGTCACTGTTCCTTCTTCACTGCGTTCTTGGGCCAGCCCAGCTTGCTCAGGTCGGCCACCACGTTCGCCAGTGCTGGCAAGTTCTTGGTCGGCTGTGCCTCGGTCGGGTAATACTTCTTGAACTCGGGGAACGTGGTCTCCGCTTGCTTGAGCGTACGAATACCCTCAAAGGCGGCGGTCAGCTTGCTCTCCATCTCACGGCGCTCGTTGACTTGTTTCTCGTAGGGCGCAGTGATTTCCTTGATCTGATCCTTGGTCACGTCACCCACGGGCATGTCATCACCCCACGTGCGGTACTGATTGGTGTACGGCACACTCGCAGTGCGCAGTGCACCCGGCTTGGTCTTGTACAACTTGCGCACCTCGGGTGACATCGCCTTGACGATGGCCGCTTTGATTTCCTCGGCCCACTTGCGGCGGTCAGGTGCGGGGGTGTCCTGCATGATGGCGCGGACGATGGCTTGCTTGTGAAGTTTGGTCAGGTTCATTTCAGTTCTCCAGTTGGTTGGTCAGGGTTTGAAAAAGTAAAGGGTTGTCCAGACGAGGGTGTTCATGTTGGCCATGGCCAGCGTGAAGTTGTGATCCCACAGGGCGAACCCCATGCTGATCGCCGACATCAAGCCAGCGATGATTGCAAGTACGTGCATATCTTTCTCCTCAGTCATTCACGTGAATAGTCTTGCCGCAGTCGGCCACGGCACTGCTACCGTTGACGATGCACCACAGCACGGGCACAGTCCATGTACCCCACGAGCCGCCGAGATAGCCGTCGGTCAGGACAACCACCGCTTGCGGCTTGATGGCATGCTCGGTCATGTACTCAGGCACACACTCGACCATCGTGCCGCCACCACCCGCAGGTTTCGTGGAGTGCACAAGGTTGTCAATGTCCGCGCCCACATACTTCTCGTCAGCGCACACAGCCGTGTCCCAGTACAGCAACCGGATGCACTCGGGGTGCACACTGTCGCAGATGCCTTTGACCTCACCGAGGAATTGGGCAAGTTCGCGGCCACCGATAGAACCCGACGTGTCGATAGCGATCACGAGTTCACCGACCTGTTCGCTCACACCCGATGGCATGTAATAGCCAGCGGACACAAAGCGGCGGTTGGGCCTGCGCCACGTGGAGTAGTCGTTACCTGCACACGTGGTGCTGATGAACTCACGCAGTGCCTCGCGCCAATCGACCTTGGTCTTGAGCAGGTCAGCCAAGTCACGATCACCGCCCGTGCCCAGCTTGCCAGCGATCAACGCACCTTGACGGATGGCCTCGTCGATGTCACGTGCCAATGCTTGTTTCTCCTCGACGGTCAGGTCTTGCGCACCATCCCAGTCATGCGAGTCAAGCCCCTCGCCAGAGCCATCGCCGATGCCAGTTCCCGAGCCCGAGTCCGAGCCGTCACCACCCCCACCACCCTGCGGCGGGTTCTCCTGCTTGAGGATGTTGTACACCTGCGCAGAGTCCATGCCACGGAAGCGTTCGTCGATAGCGCCAATCGCTTTGCCTGACTTCTTATCCTTGGGCATCTGAGCGAACCCATCCTTGTTGTCATCGCTGATCTTGAGGTTGATCACAAAGTCACAGGCGATGTTGGCCAGCGGTGCACACTCGTCGTAGAGGTGACGCCACGTGGTCAGGTGCTTGTACAACTTGTGATAGCACTCGTGCAGAACGAGGAAGCGCAGTTCCGCATCCGTCAGCATCTCCACAAACGCACGGCCATACCGCTCGTCACGCCCGTTGGTGCATGCCGTTGGTACGTTGTCGTCCACCTCACGCTTGCCGACCATGAGTACCCCTGCAAGGGCTACATATTTTGGACTGGCCATGATGTCCACCACAGCCTTGGTCAGGCGTTGCTCGGCGGTCAGTTGTTTACCGATCATCAACATGTTCTTGCTCCAGTTGGTTCATTCGTTGGTCGATTTGTTGTTTGACGTGCGCCAGTTGTTTGAGCGCAAGCCACAGCACAGGGTCGGACTTGAACGTATGCGGGTAGTAGGTCTCAGCCGCACCTTCGTATCCATACTTATCACGCCAGTATCTCCACTGGCTCAGGGCAACTCGGTCTTTCATTTCTTATCAGCCGCGAACATGTAGTTGTTGGCCATGGCCCACTGTGTGAACTTCTTGTTGGTCATCACGAGCGCCTGCTTGTTGTACTTCGGGTTGCGCACACCGTTGGCGAACAGACCCTGCGCTTCTTTGTCAAGGCGCGCCATGTAGTCCATCCACTGATCAACCCAGTCACGGTCGATGGTTGCCAAGGTGCGATACACCACCATGCACACAGCCGCATCCGACTCGGGCACCTTCGCTTGCATCGGGTCTTTCTTGATGCTCTCCAGCGAGGGCAGTTGATCGGACAGCTTGACGAACGCCATCAAGTCCATGGCCGCACGTTCACCGATGGTGCCCATCAACATCGCAGTGAGCGATTGGTCATCCATACCAGCACGAACCTTGAGCCAGTCGCTTGCCGCTTCGAGTGAGCGAGGTGTCACGAACGACGTACGCGCCGCCTTGGGGTGGAAGATGTACGGGTTGTTGTCCGGGTCTTTGACATCCTCGAACGAGTGGAACAGTTGCGGGTTGTCCTTGCACCAGCCGAGCAGAGTGTGGTCGATGGCGTTGTTGATACCCCACTCGATCCACTCCATGTTGCTGGGCTTGCGTGATGTGATCACAGTGATGCGGTTACGTGCATGCGGCGGCAGGATGTCACCCACACCCTCGGCCCCGAGGTTGGTCGTGGCAAAGACGATGCTGTCAGGGTGCAACTTGTAACTGCCCATCTCACGTTCGAGCATGGTGCGGAGCATGGCGTTCTTCACCGCAGGGTTGGCCTTGCCGTACTCGTCGATCATCAGGATGATCGGCTTGCCGAGGTGGATACCCAGTTCTTCGTTGGGCACGTAGCGCACACAGGTTGACTCGTCATCGAGCGTGGCCAGTTGCGGGATTGTGATGTCGCCGAGGTCTTTGGTCGTGCAGTCAAAGTAGCATGCTGTGTGGTTGGGCAGTGCGGCCTTGAGGGACTTGAGCAGGGATGACTTGCCGGTGCCCATGTGACCCTGCACGAGGATCGTGCGGCGATTACCGCCCAGTCGGATGGCAGTCTCGATCTGGTCGAGGCCGAGGGCGTACATGGCGATTGCTTGGTTAGACATAGCGTTTCTTTCTGAATGGTTGAGTTTGATGAATTAAAACTTACGTGTTTCCACGCTTTAGTGGTTGGTGATAAGTTGTTAGGCGTTGACTAACAACAAACCGTTAGCGTTACGTACGTAACGCTTAGAACCCGAGGCCGGGCAGTGAGTCGATGATCTTCTTGACTTCATCGACCTCACGCTTCGTAGCGGAGCGAAGATAGACATCTTCGCGCAACGCCTCTGGCGTAATACCTTGCATCGCGGCATCGAGGCGCTTGTGGGCCTCGGCCATGCGGGGGTCGCCTGTCACGTTCATGGTGCCCAGCAGGTCAACAATCTCCTGCACGTTGGTCACGAGCGTGTCGCGGAACACCTTCTTTGTGGTGTCGTCGGAGTAGTCCAGCCGCTCGGACATCTTGGACAGTGCCTCGTGTGCACGCTCCCAGACATCGTTCATGGCCTTGGTCAACTGCTCACCGTAGAACTTGTCATACTGCTCACGCATGACGGCGGCGGCCTCGTTGCCAATGTCCAGTCGCCAGTCACCCGCATCGGGCAGGGGGATAGCGACGAACCGGAACTTGAACTTCGATGCAAGCGAGTCGCGGCTCGGGTATTCCTCGGCGTTGAACAGTGCGCCCAGCTTGAGTTGTGCGTTCTGAATCTCCCAGTCGTACGCTTGCAGGAACACATCAGTCAGGCGGAAGAACTCGGTCTGCAATGCAGTCATGGTGCGTTCATATCCGTTGGCAGCGTCGATGTACTTGGCCGTGGGGCACAGTCGCATGCCGAGGTCAGACCATGGCATGGTCATGGCGTAGTGTGAGTTGCGTGCATTGGCCGCGAACTTCTGCACCGCATCCAATTCGGCGCAGTCGCCCAAGAGTTTCTTGTGGACATTGGCCACGCCCTTGGCGGCGTTGTTCTGTGCGGTGACATCGTTGGATGCACGCTTGTCCAGCTTGCGACCAGTCCAGCATGAGATGGACAGGTCAATGAGCACGGCGCTTGATGCGATGCTCGGGGTAGAGATGACAGGTGAGTTCATCGTCGTTCCTTCGTTGGTTAGTTGATTCACGTGGTTGTTAGGCGTCGCCTAACATCTTTTGCTAAGTCGTTGTTTGATTTCCGACCCAACAGACTATAGTATAACACACAGGCGTGGCTAAGTCAAGTGTTTTGTGATGTTTTATCTCCTTTCGTGGTGTTTTGTTGTGGCAGGAACAGACACTCGTGGTTGTGGCGCTTGCCGTTGGCGTCGATGTAGGTTTCCCCGCACCCTGCGAACCACTCGGCCAGCATGATGGCCCCGCACAGCACGAACACTGCACCGATGATGCCTTGCAGAATCCACAGCCCGAGGGCTTTGAGTACCTTGATCATGGCCGACCTCCGAGTTCAAACCACAGGCGGTGCGCGTCGGTGTTGGCCGTGGCCTTGCCCAGTCGCTCCACCTCGTCCTGCCATTGCAGGAAAAGAAATTGGTACGCCATGGCCCAGTCGTATTGCCGTGCTCCGTAGAACCCCATGGCTTGGCGCATGTACGCCTCGCGGAAGTTGACGGCCAGTGATAGGGCTTGCAGTTGCTTGCGTGCCTTGATGAATTGATCTTGTGTCATCCCATTTCTCCTTTGCGTCGTAACATCTCGTTGTACGTTTCGTTTGGTGTCGGCTTCCCGTTCACCATCATGTTGTATGCGTGGCGCACATCACGCGCCTCGGTGAGGGTGGGGAACCGTTGAATCTCCACCTTCCTACCTATCCGGTGTGTCTCTTTGTCCCACCCATCGGCGGTCGTCCACCGGAACCACCCATCGGCGTCCTTGTAGACCACGAACCCCTTACTCATGACTTCTCCTTGTCCCATTTGTTGGCGTGTTTGTGTGCGCGTCGGTGCACCATCATGTTGTAGGTCAGTCGCAGGGCTTCGGCATCCCGCCGCTCCGCGAACCGCTCGATCAGCAGTCGGGTGTCTATGCGTTCGCCGTCCATCCAGTGCCGTGGGTCGTCCCACCAATGCCCGAATGTCACCTTGAACCACCCATCGTGGTCTTTGAACACCACGAACCCACTCAATTCAGTTCTCCCTTGGCCACGAACCCTGCGATACCCTCGGCGGCGATGCGCCGCATGGCACCGGATGTCATAGGAACGCACGGTTTGTACGGGTCGGCCTGTTGCTGGTGGCGCGTGGTTGTCTGGCTGTACCGCTCGTTGTTCTCGTACCACTCGGTGTGTCCGGTCTCGTTGTCGGTCTCGGCGATGTAGATCGGGAAGTGTGGGCCGTAGGAATACACGACGTACAGCGTGGTGTGCTGGTGTGGCGGCACGTGCTCACGTGCAAACAAGTGACTGCCCTCGAACGGTCGGCGTAGCTCGACCATGCGGCGGCATGCTTTGTTGGGGATGCGTGTGATGCTCATTTCAATTCCTCCGGGATGTCGATGGTGTCGCCCAGCTTGGATGCCACGTAGCACCGCATGGCTGCGATCAGTGGTGTGGGACCATCACGCCAGCACTCTGAGTTGTCTTCCTCGAATAGTTTGTCGCGGAAATAGGCAGACCATATGCCATCAAGTTCTTGAGTGCTGATCTTCTCCCGCTCAATGATCGGCCCGCCTTGTGCCCAGTTGCGTGATGGGTAGAACTTGTTGTAGTCAGGATGCACGACAATACCATCCAAGAAACTCCCAACGGGTTCCCCTACCTCACACTTCGCCACTGCCCAATCAAGGGCAGCGCCTGTCAGTTCAGATGTTTTCATTCCTGTTCCTCCCACCCGAAGGCGATGACGTTGCTGGGTTGATGTGCACTCGTGTATGCGTACATGTCTCGGGCTTGCTTGCGTGTCAGTCCGCACCATTCGGTGGTCAGGCCGTCGTGGGCCTTGACGTAGAAGCGGTAGTACACCTTGTTGGGTGTTGGCACGTGGTGCTTGGTCAGCGGTGGGCTCTGACGAGCCTCGTGCATTTGTGTGAGGTTCATGACTTGTTACCCCCTGCGCATGGTGGCGGCATCGACTGCGGCCTCGGCGTTGAAGATCGGCACGAGGTTTGACTTGTGCATGGTGGCAATGCCGATGATGGCCGAGCCGGTGTACTGCGGGTTGGGCTTGAGTGTGGCAGTGGCCGCGCCGTCCGGGGTGTCGGCGGCGTTGCGGGATGGGATGTGTGGGGTGTGCACGGGTGCAGGTTCGGGCTGTATTGGTGTGGTGTCGGTGGCACGTGGCGTGCGGGGTGTGTCGGTGAGGTCGCCGTACACGTAGTTGCCGATGTCGAGGCAGTTGAGCAGGTAGCCCTTGTCGAGGCTGCGGTCGGTGCGGATGATGTGCTTGGCACGGTCAACGGCTTGGGCCTCGGTGACAGTGGCTTTGAAGTCGATGCGCGAGAGTGCACGGGTGGTGCCGTCGGGCTGGGTGAATGGTGCGATGTGCAGGGTAGTCCACATGGTTTGTTCCTTGGTTAGTTGGTTAGTTTGAATGTTCTGTTAGGCGATGCCTAACAATGTTCCGTTGTGTTGAGTCATCTCTGACCCAACACCTATATTATGACACAAAACTACACCAAAGTCAAGGAAACTACACTCCCTGATAGATGTTAGCAGGTGTCACGTCGTGGTTTCGGTGGGGCCAGTGTGGTTTCGAGGTCATCGACGAACGATGTGTCCACATCTGGGCGGGGTTGGTGCGAGCCAAATTTGGCATCCGGTTTGGCGTATGGGGGTAGCTTGGCCACGTGGTCGTGCGCGGCTTCTTGGATGCTTGTGTGCCCATGCAGTACGACGTTACCACTTGCGTCGATGCGCCCCTTGACCTGCTTGACATGGCCGAGCCAGCGTGGGTTGGTGTGGATGGGGAACAGGTTCTCGATGTGGGAGTTGGTTCGGTCGCCGTCCTTGAACTGCACCGAATAGGGGTTCGGGTTGTCGGGGTTGTGCCATGCCCAGACCAGTCGGTGCATGAGGTATCTGTGGCCACTGACTTCCCACTGGTTTTTGTCGGTGCGCCGGGCGGCGTTGGCCGCAGTGGGCTTAGGTGTGAGGGTGCCAGTGTCGGCGTCGTAATCGAAGATGGCGTGCAACAGCGTGGGGTTGATGGGGGCGGCTTTGGGCATGGTTGGCTCCTTGGGTTGAATGGGTACATTGGGAAATATAGCGAACAGTCAAAGGGCTGTCAAGTGCGTATTGTTATATTGGGTGCTCCTTACGTATGTGATACGAATGTTCCATAGTGTAGCGGCTGTAAGTGCTTGATTCATATAGTCCCAACGTACTTGTAGTTAATTTCAAAGAACAAAGGTATACCCCCTCCCCCCGCGATCACTACTACAATTTCGCGCGTGGTAATTAAATACCACGTGTTGTAGCGGTGACTTCCAAGGGTAACTGGACAATTTTAGGGTAGCGAACACTATATATTAGTAAAAGAATTTCTATAGAAAAAGAGTAAGTGCTTATTACAAAATCGTGCCAACTCTGTCACCAGATGTCACACTAATAAACCCAACGAAGCTGTGCGAGTCCACAAGAACATTTTTCATTGGGAAGCATTGGGAAAGAACATTGGTACATTGGGAAACGAACATTCGAGTTGCTAAATATAAGTTACCACGTGATGTGTACAGAACATTGTTAGGCGACGCCTAACGAACAACAGAACAAACCAAGCATAGAACAAACGAACATTACAAACGTGGAACATTAGAACAGCCTGATGGCGCGAACAGTTGGGGCTCCTCGCCGCTTCTTGGAACTGGTATCAGTGTTAGGCGACGCCTAACACAGGGGGCGCGAGGGCTTCGCGGGTGGCTCGGGGTAGGGTGCAAAGTCACGGCGCGTGCCACGTGGGGCCGAACGCTACGCCGCTCTTGGAACTGGCATCAATGCCGCCTGAGTTGTTAGGCGGCGAACATGAGGACAAAAAAAGCCCCGCCGAAGCGGGGCTCGTGATCACTTGATCAGGGCTGAAGCATCTCTCAGCAGTTTGACCATCTGGGTTGCGCTGAAGGTCACGGCCTCTGCCTTCTCTACCTTGTCAATCCATGCGGTCAGGTCACGCTTAAGGCGGGTTGCAAGGTCTGCAACCTTGCGCGCGCCGCGCTCGTCATCGCTCATCGCTTCCTCATCCTCTGCCTTCTTTACATGCTGAATCACACGGTTCAGGCGGGAACCGACTTGCTGTTGAATCCAGCGTTTCGTGACCTTCTCCTCATCGCTGAGGGCTGTCTGAGGCTTTGCGACTATTGCTTGCTCAGTTTTGGTGAACGACAGCAGGATCACGTCACGCTTAAACCCATCACGTAATTCCTTGTCATTATTCAAGCCCTCAGCCGTCACGCCCTCAGCCCTCAGCATATCGGCGGCTTTCACCCAGCGTTTCGCAACACCGGCCTCAGCCTTAAGGGTTTCAACAACAACGGTCACGCACTCAGCGGTCAGGTTCAGTTTGCTCATATCAATCTCCTTGTGTATCGGCACACAGTCAACACGCCGTGTGAACCGATGACTGAACTATAACATCATATGGCATGATTCACAAGGGAAACGCACAATCTGACAGTGTTAGGCGACGCCTAACAACGCCGAAACGCCTGAAAACCGGGCCGGGCGAGACCCACCCGCACCCATCCCCCCGCGCAGGGTTTGGAGTCCCGGTGGCCGCGAAGGTCTACTATTCCAGACGAGCATTGGGCAAGTTGGGAAATACGACCCTACCCCCATGAGTTTGGGGTACCCCCACCCAAAAAATTTTTTGGTTCGCCAGTGTGACATCACACACCAAAACTTCGTACCACAAACATATCCCAACTATTCTTCAGAATGACATACCACCCAGTAACTTCGTACCACAGACACACCCCAACTACTCACATGTCGGTACTTATTCACAAGTACCGACGCTTTCGTAAAAATCGGCCATTCGCCGCCTGTCCTTGCGACGCCTATGGGACACCCCCCGTAGGGATGTTTGACATCCTTTGCAAAAACAAACTACACTGTGCTCGTTGGTGAAAGAACCAGCCTGCGGCGCTTACGGGCGTGATATGCGCAGGCCACCAACACTCGGTCTAAGGACTTGCGAACACGGCTACCGCCGTGACCCGAACATGACGATTGAACTCATGCCCGAATTGGGGGTGGAAATTACCCCTGACATCTCATATATCGACCTGCGAGAGCGGGCCGAGGCAGCGTGCCGCTCGGCGTTGCTGCTGGAAAAGCACGGCCTTGATCTGGAGCCCACGGCATCCGACAAAGAAGCCGCTGCTGCACTGACGGCTGCATACGCTGAAGACCCTGAGAAGGCGTCAAAGCTGGCCAACAACGTGCGGGCATCGACGCTGACGGCTGCATCCCTGATCAATATCCGCGACTACCTCGACGAGTACGGCAAAGCCGTGGTCACGCATGCTGTCGAAATGCGACATCTGGTGACAAACCGGCTGCTTGAGGAGTCGCGCCACCCCGACGCCCGAATCCGCATCCGTGCACTGGAGCTTTTGGGCAAGCACAGCGACGTGGGCCTGTTCACCGAGAAGCAAGAAGTCACGATCACGCACCAGACGACAGACGAACTCAAGGATCGCCTGCGTGCCAAGCTGCAACGGCTCATCCGCAAGGACGAACCCGTGCAAGATGTCGTCCAGTTGGGGGGTGAAATCATCGACGTGGACGCCGAATTGGGCCTTTCTGATGAAAGAAATGACCCAAAAACCACAATTTTTGAGCCAGAACCCGATATTGACCCTGACCACCCTGACCACCCTGATCAGGGGGCTGACGACTGATGGCGGCGGCTTCCGACACCTCGGTTGACCTCAATATCGACTTCACGGAGGAGGAAGTCCAGTTGATGCTGGACAACCTCGACTCATACACCCCCGAGGAACAGGCCGAGATCGAGAAAATCGCCGACATCCTGTCCGCTCGCAAGCTGGCCAAGTCGTGCTACGACGATCTCATTGAGTTTTGCAGGCACATGCAGCCCGACTACAAGGTCGGCAAGCATCACCGCATCTTGGCCGACCTGCTGATGGACATCGCCACGGGCGAGAAGGATCGTGTGTGCGTGAACATGCCACCACGCCACGGTAAATCGCAGTTGGTTTCCATTTACTTCCCGGCATGGTTCATCGGACGTTACCCGAACAAGAAGGTGCTGATGGTGTCCCACACCACAGACCTCGCCGTGGACTTTGGTCGCAAGGTGCGAAACATCATCGACAGCGATGCGTACCGCGAGGTCTTCCCCAACGTGTCCCTCGCACAGGACTCCAAGTCTGCCGGGCGCTGGAACACGAGCCATGGCGGCGAATACTTCGCCTGCGGCGTGGGCTCCGCCCTTGCCGGTCGCGGTGCTGACCTGCTGCTGGTCGATGATCCGCACAACGAACAGGATATCATCAACGGCAACTTCGAGATTTTCGAGAAGGCGTACGAGTGGTTCACCTACGGTGCCCGTACCCGTCTGATGCCGGGCGGTCGGGTGGCTATCGTGCAAACGCGCTGGCACCAAGACGACCTGACTGGGCGCGTGACCCGCGACATGACCCAGAACGAGAAGGCCGACCAGTACGATGTGGTCGAGTTCCCAGCGATCATTGAGATCGAGCGCAAGGGCGAGGACGGTGCCAAGACCATCGTCGAGAAGCCGCTGTGGCCTGAGTTCTTTGACCTCGCCGCGCTGCACCGAACCAAGGCGTCAATGCCGGTGTTCCAGTGGAACGCCCAGTACCAGCAGAACCCCACGTCTGAAGAGGCGTCCGTCGTCAAGCGGGAGTGGTGGAACGAGTGGACAAAGGAAGACCCGCCAAGCTGCGAGTACATCATCATGACGCTGGACGCCGCAGCCGAGACCCACAACCGTGCCGACTTCACGGCAATCACCACGTGGGGTGTGTTCTTCAACGAGGAGCGCGAGGGGCCGGGCGCAAACACCTACAACATCATCCTGCTCAACGCCATCAAGAAACGACTGGAGTTCCACGAACTCAAGGAGTTGGCCATGGAGGAGTACCGTGAGTGGGAGCCCGACAGCTTCATTGTGGAAAAGAAGTCATCAGGCACCGCGCTTTACCAAGAATTGCGCCGCACCGGCATCCCTGTGGGTGAATACACGCCACACAGAGGTAGCGGTGACAAGTTAGCACGGTTAAACTCCGTGTCAGACATCGTGAGATCAGGAATTTGCTGGGTTCCGCAAACCCGCTGGGCCGAGGAAGTGGTCGAGGAGATTGCTGGATTTCCGTTCATGGCGCACGATGACTTGGTGGATACCACCGTGATGGCGCTCATGCGGTTCCGTCAGGGCGGATTTATCAGGCTCCCGAGTGACGAGCCTGATGAGATCAGGTACTTCAAATCACGTAGCAAGAACCGCTACTACTGAGCAAAGGATTGAGCATGGCATCGAACAGCATGAGCCCCGGTTTGTACCAAGCCCCCAAGGGGCTGGATGAAGAAGATCAATCGACTGATCTTGAGGTAGAGATCGCCGAAGGCCCGCTGGGCGAAGGTGAGATTGAGATCGTGGAACTGCCTGATGGTTCAGTCGAAATCAACCTCGAACCGAGTGCCGATGATGGGGCCGAGGGCGACTTTGGTGACAACCTCGCCGAGTTCATGGACGAGGGCACGCTACAGAAGCTCTCTTCCGATCTGACTGAACTGGTGGATGCTGACATCACATCACGCAAGGAGTGGGCCGACACCTTCGTCAAGGGGCTCGAAGTGCTGGGCTTCAAGTACGAGGAGCGCACTGATCCTTGGGATGGCGCGTCGGGCGTGTTCTCCACGGTGCTGGCCGAGGCGGCAATCCGCTTCCAAGCCGAGACCATGAGCGAGACATTCCCCGCTGCCGGGCCAGTCAAGACGAAGATTCTGGGCAAGCTCACCAAGGAGAAGGAAGAAGCTGCCGAGCGCGTGCGCGAGGACATGAACTTCCAGATCACCGAGCGCATGGTGGAGTACCGCTCGGAGCACGAGCGCATGCTCTACTCGCTGGGCCTCGCAGGCTCTGCGTTCAAGAAGGTCTACTTCGACCCCAACATTGGCCGTCAGGTCAGCATCTACCTCCCAGCAGAAGATGTCATCGTGCCTTACGGCACCAGCCACATCGAGCAGGCCGAGCGCGTCACTCACGTCATGCGCAAGACCAAGAACGAGGTCGAGCGGCTGATGGCAGCGGGCTTCTACCGTGAGGTCGAGTTGGGCGAGCCCGTCCAGTTCCACACGGACATCGAGAAAAAGAAGGCCGAGGAGGGTGGCTACACCCTGCAAGATGATGACCGCTACGCGCTGCTGGAGGTGCACGCAAACCTGTGCATCGACGGCGTGGATGACGAGGAGAACGATCTCGCCAAACCGTACGTGGTGACAATCGACAAGGGCACCGGCAAGGTGCTGGCAGTGCGCCGCAACTGGGAGGAAGAAGACCCCCTGATGCTCAAGCGCAACCACTTCGTGCACTACGTCTACGTGCCGGGCTTTGGCTTCTACGGTCTGGGACTGATCCACATCATTGGTGGCTACGCCCGCGCTGGCACTTCCATCATCCGTCAGTTGATCGACGCTGGCACCCTGAGCAACCTGCCGGGCGGTCTGAAGTCGCGTGGCCTGCGCATCAAGGGCGACGACACACCGATCCAGCCGGGCGAGTTCCGTGATGTTGACGTGCCCTCGGGCAGCGTCAAAGACAACATCATGACCCTGCCGTACAAGGAGCCGAGCCAGACTCTGCTGGCGCTGCTCCAGCGGATCACGGAAGAAGGCCGTCGCCTCGGGGCTATCTCCGACATGAACGTGTCGGACATGAGCGCAAACGCGCCGGTTGGCACCACGCTGGCAATCCTTGAGCGCACGCTCAAGCCCATGGCCGCTGTCCAGAGCCGTGTGCACTACGCGATGAAGCAGGAGTTCAAGCTCCTCAAGGCCATCATCGCCGACTACGCCCCCGAGGAGTACACCTACGAACCCGAGACCGGGCACGTCCAAGCTCGCAAGAGCGACTACTCGCTGGTCGATGTCATCCCTGTCAGCGACCCGAACAGCAGCACGATGGCGCAGCGCGTGGTGCAGTATCAGGCCGTGTTCCAGATGGCTCAGAGCGCACCGCAGATTTACGATCTGCCCTACCTGCACCGCCAGATGATCGAGACGCTGGGCATCAAGAACGCCGACAAGATCGTCCCGACGAGCGAGGACGCCAAGCCGAAAGACCCCGTGTCCGAGAACATGGCTGCACTCGTGGGCAAGCCCATGAAGGCGTTCATCTATCAGGATCACGAGGCGCACATCGCGGCCCACACGTCGTTCATGCAAGACCCGATGATCATGGCCAGCATCGGTCAGAACCCCATGGCCCAGCAGATCATGGCTGCGCTGCAAGCGCACATCGCCGAGCACTTGGGCTTCAGCTACCGCAAGCAGATCGAGGAGCGTCTGGGCGTGGCCCTGCCGCCACCCGACGAGGAACTGCCCGAGGACATCGAGGTTCAGTTGGCACGCCTCATTGCCGACGCTGGTAAGCAGGTGGCTCAGGCTCACCAGCAGCAAGCCGCCCAGCAGCAGGCCCAGCAGCAAGCTGCCGACCCCCTGTTCCAGTTGGAGCAGGCCAAGGTGCAGATCAAGCAGACCGAGACTCAGGCCAAGGCCCAGAAGCTCGCTGCCGACGCACAACTGGCGCAGGCAAAGCAGCAGGCCGACATGCAGATCGCCGCACAGAAGCTCATGTTGGAGCGTGAGCGGGTGCAGATCGAGGCCATGAAAGAGGGCAAGCGCATCCAGTCGCAGGAGCAGCAGAACGCGCAGCGTCTGAAGCTCGACGCACTGAAGGTGCTGGCCACACCCAAGAGCCAACCCAAGCCGCCAGCCAGCGGCAAGAAGGAGTAATCCATGGCCAAAACCGTCTTTGACGTGCTGATCGACAAATTCGAGGAGGACGTGGCCTCCTCAACACAGTTTCTGGTGGGCGGCGGAGCAAAAAGCTACGACGAGTACCGGGAAGTGACAGGCAGGATTCGAGGTCTCCAGCTTGCCATCCAAACCACCAAAGACCTTTCGCGTTCTCAAATGGAAGATGACGATGAGTGAAAACCAAACCGCCGTGACTGACGACGAAATTGAGGCTCAAATGCCCAAACCCGTCGGGTATCGGTTGCTGATTGCGCTGCCCCAAATTGAAGAGACCTTCAATGAACTGGGCATCGTGAAGTCCGAGCGAACCATGTACGAGGAGCAGTTGATGACTGTGACTGGTGTGGTGCTCGATATGGGCGAACAAGCCTATGCCGACAAGGATCGTTTCCCCAACGGCCCTTGGTGCAAGGTAGGTGACTTTGTGGTGTTCCGCGCCAACTCTGGCACGCGCATCCGAGTCAATGGCGTGGAATACCGCCTGATGAACGACGACTCCATCGAAGCAGTCGTGGCTGATCCGCGTGGCATCACGCGTGCGTAAGGAGGCATACCATGCCCATGGAAAAAGTGACGTTCGAGTTCCCCGATCCTGATCGGGACGCGAGCAAGGACATCAAGATGAAGGATGACGGCTCTGCGGAGATCGTCATCGACGGTCGTCGTGACCCCTTCGAGAACGTGCCTGACAAGGCCGACGAGAAGCCCGCAGCCAAGAAGCAGAAGGCTGACGAGGACGACATCGACATTGAGGTGGTGGATGACACCCCCAAGAAGGATCGCGGCAAGAAGCCGTCTACTCCCCCTGAAGACCTGACTGACGAGGAGTTGGAAAACTACTCGGAGAAGGTCAAGAAGCGCCTCCAGCACTTCAGCAAGGGCTACCACGACCAGCGCCGCGCCGCCGAGCAGGCTGCACGTGAGAAGGCCGAACTGGAAGCCTTCACTGCACGTCTGGTTGAGGAGAACAAGAAGCTCAAGGGCACCGTTGGCCAAAACCAACAAGCCATGCTTGAGCAGGCCAAGAAGATGGCCGAGCGCGAACTTGAGGAGGCCAAGGCCAAGTTCAAGGCAGCGTATGATGCAGGTGAATCGGATGCTGTGGTTGCTGCGCAGGAGGAAATGACTGCTGCGAAACTGAAAGCAGACCGAGTAAACAACCTCAAACTACCCTCTTTACAAGAGAATGAAACTGAGGTACAAACTCAAACAACCGCCCCAGCAGTCGTTGATGAGCGGGCCGCGAAGTGGCAACAAGACAATTCGTGGTTCGGTCAAGATGATGAGATGACCAGCTTTGCGCTGGGGTTGCATCAGAAGTTGGTCAAGCAGGGTATCAACCCTCGTTCCGACGAATACTACGAGAAGATCAATTCTCGTATGCGCCACGTCTTCCCCGATGCGTTTGACGACGTGGAGGAAGAAGACGAACCAGAGGAAACGAAGCCTCGTCGCAAGACGAACGTCGTGGCACCGGCTACTCGCAGCACTGCACCCAAGAAAATCGTGCTGACGCAGACGCAGGTGGCATTGGCCAAACGGCTTGGTGTGCCGCTGGAAGAATACGCCAAACAGGTTGCAATGGAAATGAGGAAACAAAATGGCTGAGAACAGACTGAATCGTGAGCATGAAACCCGTGAAAAAACGGCCCGCAAACGTGCTTGGGTACGCGCAGACACCCTGCCCAACCCCACGCCCGAGGACGGCTATGAATTCCACTGGGTTCGCGTCAGCACTCGTGGTGAAGTTGACCCCATGAACGTGTCCCTCAAACTCCGTGAAGGCTGGGAGCCTGTCAAAGCATCGGATCACCCGGAAATCTTCGTGGCGGGCATCGAGAATGAACGCTTCAAAGACAACATCCTGATTGGTGGCCTGCTGCTGTGCAAAGCCCCGAAGGAATTGGTCGAGGATCGCAACGAGTTCTTCCAGAACGAGTCTGCAAACCAAATCCGTTCCGTTGACAACAATCTCATGCGCGAAAACGATCCTCGGATGCCGCTCTTCAATGAGCGCAAAACCAAGGTGACTTTTGGCAAAGGAACCTAATTTTTTGGAGTCTTGAAAATGGCATATCCTACCGTTTCTGCTCCCTACGGCTTTCAGCCGATCAACCGTGTGGATGGCATGCCCTATGCAGGCGCTACTCGTCAATACCAAATTGACGACGCTGCCAACATCTTCCACGGCGATCTGGTGAAGCTCGTTGCGGGCAAAATCCTTCCTTTTGACGGCACCGACGCTGGCTTCCCGCTGGGCGTGTTCATGGGTGCTCAGTACAACAACTCGATGGGTCAGCCCGTCCAAGGTCAGATGTACCCCGCTGGTTCGCCCAACGGCATCGCCTATGTGGTTGTTGACGGCCAAGCCGCCTACAAAGTGGTGGTTACCGACGCCCTGAGCGCAGTTGTGGACACCACCACTATTGCCGCCATTGGCGCAAACGTGGAAGTGGTGCTCGGCGCGGGCAACACCAATACGGGCGACTCCGGTATGTCCGTGCTGGCTGGCTCTGAAGCCGTGACCTCCACCCTCCCGATCCGTGTGGTTGACGTGGTTCCCGCTACCAAGACTGCTACGGGCTACCCCGAGTTGATCGTCAAGATCAACGTCACCCAGTTCCAGAACGCTACCGGCGTGGTCTAAGGAGTAAATCATGGCTATTAGTCGCGCACAACTGCTGAAAGAACTGCTCCCCGGCCTGAACGCGCTGTTCGGTCTGGAGTACAAGAAGTACGGCGAAGAACACAAGGAGATTTTCGAGACCGAAACCTCCGAGCGTTCGTTTGAAGAAGAGACCAAGCTCTCTGGCTTCAGCGCCGCCCCGGTGAAGAACGAAGGTTCTGCGCTGGCATACGACAACGCTCAGGAAGCATGGACTGCACGCTACGTGCACGAGACCATCGCTATGGGTTTCTCGCTGACCGAAGAGGCCATCGAAGACAACCTGTACGACTCTCTGTCCAGCCGCTACACCAAGGCGCTTGCTCGTGCTATGGCCTACACCAAGCAGGTCAAAGCCGCCAACATCCTGAACCAAGGCTTCGCTGGTGGCCCCACCTACGGTGACGGCCAGACTCTGTTCTCTACCGCCCACCCGCTGGTGTCCGGTGGCGTTAACAGCAACCGCCCCACCGTCGCTGCCGACCTGAACGAGACTTCTCTGGAAGCCGCCGTCATTCAGATCGCCGCATGGACGGATGAACGTGGTCTGCTGATCGCCGCCAAGCCCCGCAAACTGATCGTTCCGCCGAGCCTGCAATTCGTTGCAGAGCGTCTGCTGAAGACCGAACTGCGTGTGGCTACCGCCGACAACGACATCAACGCACTGAAGTCGATGGGTTCCATCCCCGAAGGTTACGCCGTCAACCACTACCTGACGGACACCAACGCTTGGTTCCTGACCACCGACGTGCCCAACGGCCTGAAGCACTTCGTCCGTACGCCGATGCAAACCGGCATGGACGCTGACTTCGACACCGGCAACAGCCGCTACAAGGCCCGTGAGCGTTACAGCTTCGGCGTCTCCGATCCTCTGGGTATCTACGGCTCGCCGGGTGCCTGATAGGAAGCAAGAAAAAGGGGCCACGTGCCCCTTTTTCTTTTGTGATAGATAGGGTATATTCATACCAATCCGGGGTTTCCGGTGCTCTGACAGTCCCGGCTGACGACATGTAGACAGAGCACCCACACATCTCACATGTGAGGATCAAATGGCTAACACCTCGTTCAAAGGCCCGGTTCGTTCTGAAGGTGGTTTCCAGACCATCGCCAAGAACCCCATTACCGGCGCTGTCACCGTGACCGCCACCTATGGCGACGCTCCTGTGCTTCCCAACCTGCCCACCGTTGATCCTGAGATCGTTGGCGCACTGTGGAACGACGCAGGTACCCTCAAGGTTTCCGCTGGCCCGACCCCCTGATAGGAGCCTGTGATGCAAACCGACGTTAAATCAAAAACGCTGTCCGCCACTGGCGCAGCAGGCGTCGGTGGTAGTCGCACGCGTGTCAAGGCAATCTACTACGTGGCTGGCGCATCTGCTGGTTCCGTCTCTTTCAAAGACGGCGGCTCCAGCGGCACGGAGAAGATCAACATTGCCACTCCTGCGAATACCACTGGCACGGGGTCGATGACGGTTCTGATTCCTGATCAGGGTGTCCTGTTTCAGGACGATCCGTACTTGACACTTACCAACGTGACTTCGGTGACTTTCTTCTATGGCTAAGTCTCCAGCATGGCAACGGGCCGAAGGTAAAGACCCCAAGGGCGGCTTGAACGCCAAGGGGCGTGCGTCTGCAAAGAAGCAGGGCATGAACCTGAAGCCCCCCGCTCCGAAGCCCAAGACGAAAGAGGACAAGGGACGCCGTGCGTCCTTCTGTGCTCGTATGTCCGGGATGAAAGAGAAGCTGACTGGTGAGAAGGCCAAGAAAGACCCGAACTCGCGCATCAACAAAAGCCTTCGGGCGTGGAACTGCTGAGGGTGGGCAGATGGAACTGATGCTGTGGAACGTAGCGCTCTCATTCATCTCTGCGTTGATCCTGATGTGGGTCAAGGCTACGGTGGATGAGATGAAGCGTATTCAAATTCTACTCAACCGGACTCGGGAGGAGATCGCCAAGGAGTACGTCACGAAAGCAGACGTGCACAGCGACATTAACCGAGTGATCCAGCGTCTTGATCGTTTGGACGAAAAGCTGGACGCGTTCATGAAGGAGCAGCGTAGTGCCATCGGTTAGTAAGAAGCAGCACAACTTCATGGCAGCGGTGGCGCACAGCCCAGCGTTTGCCAAGAAGGCAGGAGTCCCACAGTCCGTGGGGAAGGATTTCACACAGGCCGACAAGGGCCGCAAATTTGCGAAAGGTGGTGACACTATGGCTACGAGCAAGAAAGCAATGGAAATGCGCCACGCCAAGGCGATGGAAAAGGCCGGTCTTCCCAAGAAGATGGTGGCCGAAGAGCGTAAAGAGGCGATGGAGTACAAGAAGGGTGGCGGCGTGTTCCGCAAGGCCGCTGACGGTATTGCCAAGAAGGGCAAGACCAAAGGCACCCAGATCGCCATGAAGAAGGGCGGGATGTGCAAATGAAGAAGAAATATGCCGACGGCGGCATGTTTCGTGAAGGCATGCCCGTACCCCAAGACATCGACGGTGCGTCTGTGACGCCCGGCCCCAAGAAGCCCGCCATGAAGCGTCCTGCGCCCCCCACGAAGCGTCCCGCCCCCAAGGGTGGTATGTTCCGTGAGGGCATGCCTGTGCCGCAAGACATCGACGGCGCATCGGCCAAGCCCTACAAGAAGGGTGGCAGCGTAGGCTCTGCCTCGCGCCGCGCTGATGGTATTGCCCGCCAAGGCAAGACCAAGGGGCGTATGCTGTGATGGCCAGCCGAGGCATGGGAGCAATCAACCCGAGCAAGATGCCGGGTGGAAAGACCATGCGCCGCAAGGACGGTGACAAGTTCAACGACAACGGCGTTGAGAAGCGCCGCAAGGACGGTGACAAGTTCACCCTCTTTGCACAGGGCGGCACCGCGAAAGGTAAAAAATGACCACTTCAGGCACCTCTGACTTCAACCTCGAATTCACCGAAATTGCAGAGGAGGCGTGGGAGCGTGCCGGTCGTGAAATGCGTTCTGGCTACGACTTGCGCACTGCGCGTCGTTCCATGAACCTGATGACCATTGAGTGGCAGAACCGTGGCATCAACATGTGGACGATTGACGAGGGCACTGTGAACCTCGTCCAAGGGCAGGCCGAATACGACCTCCCTGCTGACACCATCGACCTCATGGAGCATGTCATCCGTACGGGCGCTGGCAACGTGTCTACGCAGGCTGACCTCACGATCACTCGCATCAGTGTTTCTACCTACGCGACGATCCCGAACAAGCTCCAGCAAGATCGCCCCATTCAGGTCTGGGTTCGCCGCCTGCGCGACAACCCCAAGATCGTTGTCTGGCCGGTTCCTGACCAAGGCACCGAGGAAGACCCCTACTACGTCTTCAAATACTGGCGCATGCGCCGTATTGAGGACGCTGGCTCGGGTATGCAGACCCCAGACATGAACTTCCGCTTCCTGCCTGCTGTGACGGCAGGGCTGGCCTACCACATCGCCATGAAGGTGCCTGAGTTGGCCCAGCGCGTGCCGATGCTCAAGGAAGCGTACGAGGAGCAGTTCAATCTGGCCGCAGGTGAGGATCGGGAGAAAGCCGCCGTGCGGTTTGTGCCGCGCCGCTCGTACATCGGGGGTGGCTGATGGGTAATCGCTTCGCGTCCAACAAGATCGCCATTGCGATCTGTGACCGTTGCGGGTTTCGTTTTCGCCTGCGCGAACTGCGCACGCTGGTGATCAAGACCAAGCAGGTCAACATGTTGGTGTGCCGTGAGTGCTGGGAACCTGATCAGCCTCAGTTGCAGTTGGGCATGTATCCTGTGGACGATCCGCAGGGTCTGCGCAACCCGCGCCCTGACAACACCTACGTGCAGTCTGGCCAGTTGGCCGACGGGTCGATTGGTGGCGGTAGCCGCGACATTCAGTGGGGGTGGAACCCCGTGGGTGGGGCTCAAGAGTTCGATACCGCGCTGACACCAAACAACTTGGTGGCTCGCGGACAAGTTGGTACAGTAACGGTTGCGACAACGTAAGGAGCGTGAGATGGCAACAAAGCAAACCCAAGGTAGTGCCCCGATCCAGAAAGGCCCCAGCAAGGGTAATCCGGGCAAAACGAACCAAGACATGAAGACCATGGGCCGAAATCTCGCCAAGGTCGCAGCACAGAAACGCGGAGGCTAATATGTCTGGAAAGATCAAACCCTTCAAGATGGTCGAAGCTGGTGTGGTGTCCCCCAAGAAGGACGCCAAGGAGACGAAAACCGTCATCGCCAACAAGCGAGTGGACGACTACGCACCTACCAAGACCAGCGGCATCAAGATTCGCGGTACTGGCGCAGCCACCAAGGGCACGATGGCTCGCGGCCCCATGGCCTAAGAGGTAGACATGAACTACACCGAGTTGTGCCTCAACATCAAAAACATCTGCGAGAACGAGTTTTCTGCGCAGGAGTTGGCGATGTTCACCGAACAGGCCGAGCAGAAAATCTACAACACGGTGCAGATTCCCGCACTTCGCAAGAACGTGACGGGCACAATGACGACAGGTAATCAGTACCTGCAAATCCCGTCTGATTTCTTGTACTGCTACTCGCTGGCGGTTATCGACTCCACTGGGGAGTATCACTACCTCTTGAACAAGGATGTGAACTTCATCCGTGAGGCGTACCCCAAGAACAACCTTGCGTCACGAGGGCTCCCACGGCACTACGCCAACTTCGATGATTCTGCCTTTATCGTTGGGCCAACGCCGGACCTTGCGTACAGCGCGGAGTTGCACTACGGGTACTATCCAGAATCTATCGTGACCGCTGGCACTACGTGGCTTGGGGACGAGTTTGATTCTGCGCTGCTCAACGGTGCGTTGGTCGAGGCTATCCGCTTCATGAAGGGTGAAGCCGATATGATTGCGGTCTACGATAAGCTGTATGTGCAAGCTATCGGGCTGCTCAAACAACTGGGTGACGGTAAGCTGCGCCAGGATGCGTACCGTTCTGGGCAAGTTCGACTGCCTGTTAATTAAGGAGAAAGACCATGGCAATCACACAAGCAATGTGTTCCTCGTTCAAGCAGCAAATTTTGCTGGGTGAGCACGACCTCGACACTGACGTAATCAAGATCGCCTTGTACACAAGTACGGCAACTCTCGATGCGTCTACCACGGCCTACACCACGTCGAATGAAGTCGTCGGCACTGGGTACACCGCTGGTGGGAATACGCTGACTGGCGCTACCGTGTCATTGACTGGCACCACCGCGTTCGTGGACTTTGCAGATACCACATGGTCCACTGCAACCATCACGGCCCGTGGCGCATTGATCTACAACAGCAGCAAGTCCAACAAGGCAATTGCGGTGCTGGACTTCGGGTCGGACAAGACCTCTACTGCGGGTAACTTTACTGTGCAATTCCCGACCAACGACGCATCCAGCGCGATTGTTCGCATCGCTTGACGGTGGGTAAGTGGCCGATGCAATCGTAGCATTCCAGGGGTGGGGCGCTTCAGGCGTAGCCTGGGGCTCTCAGGGCTGGGGTGTCGGCCAAACTAACGTCACTGCCACTGGGCAGGTCGGTACCGCTGCGGTTACCATCGGGGCCGTAGCCTCCGTAACGGGCGTATCCGCCACTGGGCAGGTTGGTACTGTCACAGTCACTGCTACGGCGGTGACCCCTGTTACTGGTGTATCCGCTACTGGGCAGGTTGGCACTGTCACCATCGTTACTGGGTTTGTAGTCCCCGTAACGGGCGTATCCGCTACTGGACAGGTCGGTACCGCTGCGGTTACCATCGAGGCTGTAGCCTCCGTAACGGGCGTATCCGCCACTGGGCAATTAGGCACTGCCACAGTCACTGCTAGGGCCGTA